GAAGCCGTCAGATTATCTATATCTATCTTGAGAGCCTTATGGAAAGCAAAGGATTGAACCTGCTCAGCAAGTTCCTGATCTTGGATAGCACGCTGGATAACGCGCTGTTGATCCTCAAGAACACGCTGCTGCATTAGGAACTCACGAGACTTATTGTGCTGTTCAACCTGGAGCCGGAAACGCTGCTCCTCAAGTTGACGGTCTTGCTCATGGTGCTTCTTAGACATATCCATTTCTTGACGCTGGAAGTTGATTTCTTGTTCAAAGTGAACTTTTTCGCGTGCAAATCTATCTTCTTCCCACTTCTGTTGGGTTTTTGCGCGGTCTGCCTGCACATCCATGTGGCCCATTTCCATTGAATGTGTAGTAACAGCTTCTTCCTTATGTCGCATAGCATCCCGACGCGCACGACCTGTCGAGTATCTAATCTGCTCATCAGCATCCACCATTGAATAGCCAAATTGCAGTTGGGACATATTCTTATTATAGGCCATGTCCTGCATTTGCCACTGGAACTGCGCTCTCTGCTGAGTATGCCCAATCTCCATCTCTTGACGTTGGAACTGAGTATTAACATTAAACTTGTTAAGGTTAAAACTCCACTGCTCCTGGAATTGAGCATTAGCCTGATTCATACCCTGACGCTGGAGACCTAACTGCTGAGTCTCCATGTTAAACCCATAATCTTGTTGGGTACGACCAAGAATACGATTGGCATCTTCAAAGTAGCGAGAACCCATACCTTCAGCGCCGCGAACAAATGCACCTAATCCTCGACCAGTAACCGAGGCAATTCCTCTTGTCATCTGGCGTTCTTGAAGGGCAAAGTCATAGTCACGACCCTTCAAGGTTAGAGCATTGCCCATATCTTCACGCTGGACTTCATTCATACTTGACAGTTGATTGAGTCCTAAAGTTCCCCCTAGCGAGTAATATCCACGAGAAGCCTGATTGCGATTACGTTCAATTACTTGCAGAGGGCTTATGCGCTCATCATAGCCCGCAGACATCCCGATAGTCCCACCGCGAGAGCCTGTTTGGGTTAATCTTCTCCAGTCCTGAGCGCCAGTACCAGTAGGATCAACCTTATCCGCATTCTGAGCATTAGCTAGAGTGTCACCTGAAAGGACTGCCATCCCAAATGCGGAAGCCTGTTGACCTTGACCAGCAACGTTCATTAACTGTGCGAGGGAAGTGTTGTTAGCGCCACCATAGGCCATCCCTCTTTGGTAGATAGATAGACCTTGCTGCATTTGACTCTGGTAGCGGTTAGCTTGGGCATAGTTACCCTGAGCAATCGCGCTATCGATCTGGCCCATGATAGGTGTAAAGCCAACCATAGGAGCAATAGTATTTGCCTGTGCGAAGGATTGTTGAGCGTTGATCTCAGCGCCAATCTTTTCTTGTGACCAGCCAGAAATTTTCGATCCGTCGAATTCTGAAAGCCCACCAGAGCGGCGGATCTGATTGATATTCGCAAGGCCGCTTTCCTCGACAGCCTTCTGTGACTGCTGCTGCATCCATTCAGCACGACCTTTGTCCGTTAAAACTGAAGGTGGAGTAAGGCTACTAATCTTACTCTCAATCTCCTTACGATATTCAGCGCTACCTACTGCAAAACCTTTACCTTGAGCGACAGTAGCTCCACGTTGATAAGGATCAAGACCCATCTCCATCTCTCTAGCAGCTTGCGAAGAAAGTCCGGCATTAAGAATACCTGAGCCTAGAGACATTTGAAGAGATCGGGCAGCTATATTCTGATCACCATACTTATCCGCAGTTGCAATCTGGAAGGCATAATTGGGATCTTTAATTCCCAACAAGTCTAGTTGACGTTGAGAACCTGCATAGAGTCCCTGTCGAGCAGCGTAAATCTCATGGTCAGCAGTCCCTAACATCCCATTAAGGAAGTTATCCATGATATTCCCGCCAGCAGATAAGGGAGTACCCGAAAGCGTCCCGAACTGATTAGTCTGTGATAGAGTTGTCATAGCGGCATTAGGATTAGCAATTGGATTTTCAGCATAGACCCGACTTGTACGCTCAAGTCCTGAACGCTGAGAAAGTCCTCCCATCATCTGATTGTAGTTAACCAGAAGATTAGGATTAGCTCGAATAGCTTTTGCATTAGCTACAGCATCAAAGTTATAATCATGGCCCATCATTGTAGAGATAGCTTGAACCTGTTGGGCAGCAGGTGAGATCAGGTTAATAGTATCTATTAACGCCGGGTCACTATTTACTATCCCTAGAGTATCTGCTAATGCACCTTCGGAAGCTAATCCCTGTCGTCCAACAACCCTACCTGATCGGGTATTTGCTATCTGCGCTTGCAAACCTGCTATCTGACCAAGATCGCCGCCTGCCTTCATATAACTAAGCATCTCAGCAGCAGAACCCATAATTCTACCTGATTGCTTATCTCCAAAGACACTACGAGAATAAGCAAGAGCTTGCATAGCGGGAGCTTCAAGTTCTTTATTCCCACCAGATAAGTCTTTAGCACCAGAAGTCATGGTGAACATTAAGTCATCGACATTTGAAAGCGATTTTCCACTACCTGCATAGTAGGCAGTAGTATCACTCATCCGTCGAATATCTCGATCATACATGCCGAGATCAAACACGTTAGCAACCGCCCCGGTAATATCATGGGCGACTGCCGAGATAACACCTTCGTTCTTTTTACGGCGCTGGAAATCGACTCGACCAGAAATATCCTTGCTAAATCCACCCACATTACCAAGAAAGTTAGCACCGAGAGCAATACCCGCAACGGCGACACCTACAGGAAGAGCAAGAGCACTTAAACCTACTGCACCTGCACCCATCGCAGTAGCACCACCAAGTTCGGCTGCACCTGTAAGCCCAACTTCACCAGCAGCAGTTACCGCAGCCGGAGCTTCAGCACCTATAAGTCCATTCAGCATACCTCCACCTCTTTCGAGAGTGAACTTAGCTGCTAGACCTAATCCAACTGCCGGGGCTACGTTCGCCTGAATACCAGCCAGCCCTTCGCCTATAAAGCTGCCGCTTTCCATAATCGTACCCCAACCACGCTTAGAAGCTGATTGGAAAGTGAGTTCTGTACGGCGTTGGGTATTCGTTAATCCATAGGCATCTCCATAAGCCTGTGAGCGGCTAATGTCTCCAAGACCAACCTGACCAAACGCGGCAAGTCCTTGTAGATTTCCTTGTTCATACTTTGCATACTCGGCAGCACCCTTTTCGGTGGGATCCGTGAAGGTTTTCATGATATTGCGGTAGGCATAGTGTCCTTGAACAGCTAAGTTAGCCGCAGTATTAAGAACTCCTACTGCCTTCCATGCGCCACGCTCGAAGGTTCCTTCACCACCAAGAATTCCTTGCTCTTCAGCCATTGTGCGAGTACGTTCATTAGCCTCACCATGACCAGTAACCAGGGCAAGTTTCTTAAAGAAACCTATATTCTGCATGGGCATTGAAGGATCTTCATAGCCCATAGCACCTAATGTCTGTCGAGAGATAGCGCGTTCTTGTAGGGATTGACCGCGCGCATTTTGAGAACTTAAGAATGTGGAGGCGCTATCGAGTGCTTGTTGTCCACCAAGTCTTGAGAAAGTCTCTTTAGCCGCCATCCGAGCCGGAGTATCTTCAGCAGAAGAGTCGATAGCGGTTTTAGCTTCCTGAAGACGAGAAGCAACCTTACCTATTTGCTCAACATAAGTAGCCTGCGCTTTTGTAAGGTTCTCTACATGCCCGCTTGTCTCGGACATAACCTTACTCATCTTACTTAGATTTTCAGTAAGGACAGTAGCATCAGAAGCTATCTGTCGAGAGTTAGCATCGCTACCCACACGAGCCTGCGCTTTTCTCTCTTCTTTATCTAAATGCTCGGCCCATGCAGGATTATCCATTGTTGATAAGAGAGTAGCACCGTTAGCTGTACCTGCTTTAGCCAGGTTTCTACGTTCAACTTCAGTAGTTCCTTGATAGAGAGCGCGAAAGCCTGCCCGATCCTGACTAGACAAGGCTTCGTATGCAGACCTACCGAGAGCAAATTGCTTATGTTGTTCGATCTCTGTCTGTCGATCAGCTTTACGTTGAGCAACTTCCGCCTCGGTCTGTTGAATACCAACGACACCCGTTAAGACTTCAGCATGAATACCACTTAATCCAGGTAACATCGCCTGATTGGTAGCGAGATCATTCCCAAGATAACCAGCCGCCATCTGTCTACGTTGACTGCCTTCTTGTTGAACAATCTTATTGTAGTCAGCTAGACCACCACTTATATGTTCAGGGATAGCTGACCCCAAACGGCGGGCTTCTTCTATTTGCTCCTGAGCTACACCTACATCCATCTTACCTGTCAAGAAAGAGCGGGTCACATCGGCACGATCAGCTAACGCTCGATCAGATTGACTCTCTTTAAGTGCCTTAGACTCTATCTGAGCTAGTTGATGTAGAGTGGGTTCGGCCTGTGACGCCACACGCGCTTGAAGGGCAGCGACCCGATCTTCAGGAGACTTACCCTGAAGATTATTGAGGAAATCAACATCCTCTTTTGCCGTTTGCTGGCGTTCAATCGCCTTGTCTGTCTTCTCATTAGCCGTTCTTTGAGTGACCCGACCAATTGCTCTTTGGAATTCATTCGTATGGAAACTCTTGTTTCCTTGTTGATCAAAAGATACATAACTGGTTAATAACTCCGAAGCAGTCTTAAACCTTGTTGGTTGATTTTGGCTATCTGTAAATCTACTACCAAAGAGACCCTGAATAGCTTGAGCAGCAGTTAAGGCTTCTTCTCGATCAGCACCAAGAGCGCTATCTTCAGGCCGAATACCATTAGCCGTCTCTTCTCCAACTGTCGAAAGGATAGTATTCGCGTTTGCCATCATTGCTGAGGCAGACCCGAATTGTTCAGTTAACCGTGTAAGTTCATCAGCTTCAGGCTTTGTAAGAGTATCCAGCCGACTATGAAGGCTCTGGAGACGGTCAAGAATATCGGTAAAGCCTTTAGTCTTACTATCCTTACTGTATTCCTCGATAGCACCCATCGTTTGCTGCATCTTAACCACATCAGCGTGCTTAAGTACCTTAGCAGCATCACGAGTATAGATAGGATTAGTTCTCGTGTTAAATCTATCATTGGCACTAACCGGAATTGGCCCACCTGAACTTGCCATAGCAGGAGGAACTGCGCCGACTGTAGGCGGTTGACCACCTGACAAATTGCCTGAAGGTGGAGTAATTGCTGTTACTTGTCGAGCAGCACCCGCTCGAACACCACTAGCATTCATAGAAGTACCACCAGCAGATCCACCTGAAGAATTCGACGGATCGAATGCGGCCTGCATAGCCCCAAAGTCTATACCCTGTGCCTGTTCATTCAACATAGCATTAAGCTCGTCAGGGTTTAAGGGAATATCAAGATTATCTCGACGGTCAGGTTGACCTCTCGATTCTATTACTTTAGGAAGCGGGACTTCTACTGCCTCACCATTATTTAATTTATTTTGAATTTGAACACGGACATGATCGGCAAATTTGTTAACTAATTTCTCGGAGGGGCTATTAGTATCTCTTTTATATCCCTGGTTTTGTGTTAAAATCTGTATGGCTTTTGGCATACGCTTCTGGACATCTTCACCAAAAAGATTTTCATTAATCCATAATGCATGATGATAAAACTGATCAACATCTTCCTTTTGGAGATTACTAATATCTGAAGGTTGATTAATTTTTCCTCTAGCAAGTAAGAATTTTATAATATCAGAAGCGTGACCAAACTGTGGTCTTATAGTTCCGTTTTTTGCCACCTCACCAGCTACACCTGCTGCTGCCACTAGCGCATTCGCCTCAGAATTATCAAAGAACGTATTAGAAGACGATCCTTGTCTTTTTGCATCTTTAACTAAATTAATATATTGTGGAGATGAAGGATTTAAGCCTCCTGCGACTATCGAATGTGCAAATTCATGTGCCGCAACATCTTCACTAGGAAGTTCTTTAAGGTCGGGGTTATACCACTCATACATTTTTTGCATAAGGGCTTTTGTATGTTTAGCGTTTTCGGGTTTTCTAGATTCAACTAACATAAAGTGAGTAGCAGAAGATCGTTCGTCTTGCCACTCTAGTCCCTGAAATTGAATTCCCCTATCATCCCAATATAGATAAGCAAGTCTTAAAGCTTCAGCCTTCTTGAGATCGCCTGCTACATCGCCAGAAGAAGAGCTTTCCTTATCAACACCATACTTGTCTTTTAAGGCGGCTGTGATTTCAGGATCTACTTTATCGCTCATCCAAATCTGATTGGTGTTGATCTTGTCGGCAATTTCCTTTAGAGCTTCTTTGCGCTCATTAAGGACAACCGCACGTTTTTCGGCTTCAGTATAAAACCACTCGACATCCTCAGTAGTTAGACTATTAGGATTATCAATCTTGCGACGAATAGCAGTAGCCTTAACAATATCAGGAAGGTGAGCGGCTACTCGTTCAAACTTACTATCGAGTAAGACCATCTCTGCTGCGACCCCATGCAAGAGAATATCAATCTCACTTTGAGGTTCTGGTTGTTTACTGCGACCTACCTGACTACCGTTTTTACCGATAACATAGCCAGTTACCTCAATGTCATGTTTAGCATAGGCCAGCATATGACCTGCCTCATGTATGGCATTTAGGTATTGAGGATCACCTGTCGAGGGGGAGTTAGTAAAGTTAAGGTTAAGCCGTTTTAGAAGGGCAACCTTAGCATCATTATGCATCTTATTATAGTCATTCATCACATCTTCAGGAGTTTTCGACGGATCGAAAACCTTAATTCCCAAAGTGCTCTGAACAAGATCATAAGCATGTTCCTGCTTATCCTTAGATAAGAACATCTTATCAATTACATCCTTCGAGGCCAGCCCTTGACCAGCCTCGAAGCGAGAAAGCCCCAAAGCAGCTAACTCATCATCAGTACCAATCTCCGCCATGATTTTAAGGAGATTATGAGAATGCTCTGCGGCCTGGGTAGGGACATTAAGCTCAAATGACATTTGAGGTACGGTGACGTTACCAGACTTCCCGGCTGAGAAGGTTACTGATTGACGCTCACGTCCAGCGAGAAAAGGATCACCTCTCTTTGTAGCTTCATCTTGTGCGCGTTTAACAAGACTGATTACCTTAGAAGTTTTCTCAACTTCAAAGTTGAAAACATCGACTCCCGTTAATGTGCTATCTCCTATATTCTTAGTTGGGTTATAGTCACGATAACCACGCATCGCACCCTTTAGGATACGAGACATGATCTCTTGCTGGAAATCCGGGATATTGACTCCTTTTTCTTTTTGCTTAGTTCCGTAATACCATCCATTAATAACTTTGTACAATTCTTCGGGATTATTCAAAAGTCTGGTGGCTTCCTGAGTTTTCTGTTCGTCAGATTTGCCTTTCATTTGTGGTTGTAAGACTTGAACAATCCCTTGAATGACTGCCTGCCTATCGAGGTAGACAGTCCGCACGACATCGGCTTGGGTTCCGAGAGCATTAGCAGTCTGCTTCATCAGGTCATACAGCCGTAATTCTCGTGACTGGCCTTCGTACATCTTCTTACCAGCCGCCTGCATAGCTGCCTGATCCCGACCAGGATAATCTACTTGCCCTCGATATTCATTCTCTTCGCTACTGGTTAATCTAATATCATAGAGAACCTTATTGCCGTTCTCATCTGTCGAGAGCATATTAGGACGGCCTTCAATCTCAACATCACCTGCTGAGATCGAATAAGCCAAATCGCTATAATGAGGTTGTTTGATATCCTGCTCTAATAGTCTGGATAAGACGCCCGCACCCATCTCTTTACCAGTTAACTTATTGCGTGCTCCCTTGCCAACTACTGCCCGACCAAACAGGAGCGCATCTAGGTTAGCACCTAACTCCATAGCTTCCGATTGACCACCTACTCGGCGTGCTCCTGTCATAGCCGCAAAAGCATCTAAGGCAGTTAGACTACTAGCAGGAAGAGCATATCGAGAGTGAATAGGCTCATCGGTGTTAATCTCGTCACCTTGCCCAACAATTTTCATATGGAACCAGGGTGCAAGTCTTTTCTTTCGATCAGTAGTTACTGTCTCTATAGGCAGAGATTGAACAGGCATCGGGCTACCATTAAAGGCTGCGCTCATCATCTCAAGCAGATTAGGGGGTAGTGATGTCATAGTAGACACATCAGGCAATGATGGGTTTAAGGAAGTACCTGGAAAGACAGTATTAAAGTCTGTTCGCGATTTTTCACCACTAAGTCTTTCAAGGGCTTTATTACGGAACCTCTGAAGGGGAGTATCCGTGTCGCTCCCAAAAGGAACTTGATTAGTTACTTCTTTCCAGATTAAGCTAGCACCCTTAAGAGCTTCTGGCATCATCCGATCATTAATATCGGCAAGAGATTGCAGCATCTCCTCGACACTTAAGGGAGTTTTACTGGACGTTAATCGCTGGACTTCTTTAACAATAGCCCCGGCATTAGCTATGTTATAAATAAAATCCACACGCGACTTGCTAAGATTTCCAAGATCTCCTTCAAAGTCATGGTCATTCTTTGGGGTTAAAGCAATAAGAGCAGCATTCGCGGTTACATACCCAAGAGCTTGACGATGATGAGCAATGGGTATACTATACCAAGCTTCATACCACTCATCAATCTCACTGCCTGCCATCTCTGCTTGCTTGAAGATACCTAGACGACCTTCATTTCGATCAATCGAAGCCGAGATTTCGGCTCTAGCAGCTTTAATCTTTTTGGTTAGAGAAGCTACGCTTTTTGCATATTCATTGCTATGAACAGGAATAACCAGTTTAGCTGCAACTTCAGCATCATAAGCATATTTGCCAGTCTCAGCATCAAGACCTAATAAGGGAAGAGCCGCAGCGATATTCTGACTAAAAGTTCCTTTAATCTGTGATCGATCATCAGCATTCTGGCCTGTCATAAGATTTACTCTCGACAGGTACATAAGTCTTTCCATACCCAAGTCCATCGGGCCTGAGTCGAGGACATCTTGATATCCTTTCGAGGTAAAAGTCTCTGTGGCATCTAAGACTGACCGTAAGCGTCGGGTTTGAATAGCCGTTTTGCGTCCACTCTCGCCATAGATACCCTGAGCTAACTCCTCATCAAAGACAAACTTCTGATAAGCACGGATACCTCTTAGAAAGAAGTAACCAAGTCCCATCATAGACTTTGATTCTGTCCAGACCTGAGTCGCATCCTGAGACATATCTGATAATGGATAAGCTGAAGGATTACCCAAGTTATCCATAAACTTAGACAACTTCTTATCTATTACCCGATTGGCAAAGGTATTACGCATCCCGTTCTGACTGACATCAAAGACAGACTCACCAGCTTTCAGGCCAAGCATTCTATCTTCAACGTGTTTGACAACCTCGCCAGCCGGGTTAACCATCGCGCCTTCGAGGATCTCTCTAGGAGTAGTGGCTTCTACTGCGCGATCCCAAGCTTTCCCATCAGGTCTAAATTGAACAAGAGGACGGCCTAAACTATCACGGTCTTTATCGAAGTCACCGCCAAAGAGCATCTGTGCGATGGTAGACATGATAATCTGACCGCGCTGGACAGATATCTTTCGATTACCCATACCTGAATGGTTGTAGAGATCGCTATACCACTTGTGTGAATAGACATCTACAAAAGCCATCTTACCAATAGTCGTTAGAGGACTTCTAACAAGCTCAGATGCAAAAGCCGAACGACCAGCAGACTCTTCTTGGAGGATATAATTACGAGCATCTTCACTGGACATTGCTACCCCATTTTGTCGGGCGGCAGTCCTTACCATATTGACCATCTCGGACAGATGCATAACTACTTGGTTAGGCGCTAATGCATAGTCACCAACAACAGGGTAGTTTCGGGCAGCTTTATCATTGCCACTCATAAACTTCTGCTTAATACCTGGAGACTCAAATTCCTGATCGAGTGAGCGTATAAGGCTTTTTACCTGTGGAGTGGCGACGTTGCGGATATCCGCCTGACTCTCAGTAATTAAACTCTCGAAAGCTCCTAAAGCCTTATTAACCAGATTAGAAGTTTCCTGACCTGAGAAGTTAGGAGAGGATTTCTTACTTATCCAATCTATCGAGGGAGAAAAGAACGCACGGTGATCGTTCCCCATCTGGATAGATTTCGACGGATCGAAAGCTGTCTTCAAATAAGCTAACTTGGCCTGTGTGAGTTCATACTCGGTAATCTCATTGTTCTCTAGCTTCTTCGCAAGAGTCCCTGAGAGTGCCTGATACTCTGCATAAATAGCAGGCGTAACCGTATTCTTGTTAAACTCTAGATACTCATCAGCCTTATCAACCTTTAAGCCGCGATTGAGACCAACAGCCCGAACAAGCTGAGCGGCAGCATTGCGATCAGCCCGACCTGACATATTGATAATATCAGTGACCGCTCGACTAGTCTTATTAAACCCTAAGTCATCCTCTACTCTAATACCATATCCGGTAAGAGCTTCGGTATTGAACTTAGTTTGTTCTCTCGACGGTAGTAATGTAGGACGATAGCGGGTCTCGAATCGGAAGAACATCTCGTTCCCGGTAATCTTATATAGACCCTGACCAATAGACTCAACTTTATCTATAAACTGAGGAAGTTCTGACTGATCATTAAACCCAAGTAGTTGGGCCATAGGTGGTAATTGTGATCGATCAGCATAGCCAAAATGTCGGGCAACTTCATCCTGGATATTCTCGTTCCTACTCTGGAAGACACCTAATGTAGAGTAGTTAACTATAGTAGAGAACTTCTTAAAGAAGGTACTTTCGAGAAGGTGTTCCCTGAACATTTCTTGATGGATGCCAAGATTTTCCTTATTCCAGAGACTTTCCTCATTCTTAGCCTGCATACGATCCCAAATATGGCTGGTATCCATACCTTCTCGTTGACGACGAAAAAGGGCTTTCTCCAGCAAACGGTTATAGTTCTCATCGGACATGATACCGAGAGAGACTTCCATCTGTTGATTCCAGGCAGTCATCCCACCTGCGACGATATCAGCACCATAGCGCTTAACAAGATTACTCTTAGCTATATTAATCTTGGCGGCATTGCTGTCGAGTGCATAGGGTGCGCCTCGAACTTCCGTATGAACAACCAGATAGTCAGCACCACCTTCACCAGACTCATCACCTTCATGAAGGATATTCCAGCCCTTAATCTTTCCCTCTCGAAAGTTCTTAGTAACCTTCAAAGGGACACCATTAATCATTAACTCTTGTCCACGCTTAAAGGTTTGGCCTATCGAGGCATTAAGCGCGTTCTGAGTCTCTGTGGTCATCTTAAAGCCAGTCTCATCACTAGAGATCTTTAAGCGAAAATTGGCTTCATCAAAGGCTTCTAGTGACGGATGTGCATAAGCCTGACCTTCAGGAATTAATCCGCCTGTTACCGAGACAGCTACAGTCAAGGGAGCACCAATAATAGGGAACCCAAAACGGCTTTTACTCTCGAAAGGTATTGCCTGAAAGATACCCATCTCATCACGGTATCCAAGTTGAACAGTAGGACGCTGCTCTATACGATCTTTCTTTATCTGCTTGGCAGAGTTACCAAGAACGTTATAGACATAATCCTCTCCATTCTCATCTTGGGCAACAAATCTACCTAGCATTCGAGCACTCAGATCATGGAAAACCGTAGCTCCATTATTCCTGGTGTTTGCCCAATCGCCTGCCAGCGCCGTCGCGTCTCCTGCCCATTTAACAATTGCATTACCTTCGTCATCATGTAGTCTTTTGAGTTTAAGAACGCGCTGATCTTTTCCTGTATACTCCTGGACGTTTGTACGCTCAAGACCAGGCACTATCCGATACCAACCAGGTATCCGCATAGTTCCCATTGTATAGTCAATAAAGGGAGCACCCATCGTCGCATAAGGCGCGATAATATCCCCGATGTCAGCTTCTCCACCACCAGAAGCCATAGCTCCTAGAGTACGTTCTTTCTTGATTACAGACCAGGGGTTTTGACCCTGACTAAATAGGTGTTCAAGTGTTTGCTGCTGGAGTTCATGGAAATCGGGAATATCCTTTCGAGGGGAAAGTTTCCCGGTAGACATATCTATCGGCATTGCCTGATAGATAGGGAAGTTGCCGATTAAGCCCTGAACTTTGTCGCCTTGAGAAATTGCCCGAATTGTAGTCGTCCAACGATAGGCTTTCCTATCAGAAGTAGAGATATCCTCAAGTTCCTGCTCGGTAGCCAACCAGTTACCAACCTTAAGATAAGGGACATCGCCATAGAAAGCAGGAGTAGTAGAGATATCCAGTCCTAAGTGAGCTTGACGTTCAAAGACAGGATTAAGAACCTTAGCTTTTAGGGTCTCTAAGTCCTGAAGTTGATTTTCGATTGATCGAAAACGGGCTAACGCCCTTCCTCGATCAGCATTAACATCTTTAATATAAGAGATAGCCTCATAGAGAGATCGATCAGCAAACGGCGTTGAGGTTGACCAGCGAAAGTCCCATTCCTTTGCACGAGCCGGATGAATGAGACCTTCTTTAATAAGAGAGTTAACCTGACCAATAGTAGACTCAACAATATCGGCCTTAATAGAGACGCGAGATTGCGGGTCTAGCTTTTCAGATGAGAGCCAATCAAGACCGGACGCGATCTGACCTTGCTCGATAGATTCGGGGAAGGTATCCAAAACTTTCTGGATATTACTATTCGAAATTCCGAGGGTCTGTAGGTGACGGATTGTTTGATTCTGGTTTCTGGTTAACTTCATTTGCCTTCGCTTTTAGACTATACTCATAATCCTGTTCGACTGATATACACCTTTCTATACAGATAGTAGCTAGATAAGGCTGATCCATATAGCCACCTTCCCATAAAAAAGGTAATGTCCCTCCATATTTCTTGAGTTTTCTATAGATAAGGAAGTAATAAGGGATCTCTGGCTTATTCTCATCATTACCTAGTAATATCTTTGTAGCATCATCAGCGTTATGGAAGTCTGTCCAATAGGACAAGTACCCCCATATTTCCGACTCTAGTTCCTCTAGCTGACTGTCGAGGGAGCTTTGTAGTTTGGGTTCCACTGCGGATTAACTTTAAGAACCGCAGCGTGAATAGATGTCGCCACAACTTCGGGCAAACTTCCCCAAGCTTCCTTAAATTGCTCTTCAGTCATTGCTAACATATAAGAGTTTTTAATCTTCTGAAACCGGAAAAGTGGGCGCTGACCTTCTGGATGATCAGAGTCTTCAGTCACCAGATTAGAACCTGCTAGGGTAAGCCAAACCTCAAGGCGCTTTTGTTCCTCGACAGACCAACGCTGACGAACTTCTACTTCTTGAGAACCATCACGAAAAATACGAGAGGCATCAGCCGTCAAGTCTGCACGCTTTTCAACTTCGCGCTGAGTAGCTTGACGAACTTCGACATAGGTATCCTGATCAGGATCGATGTCGGTAGGAAGGTTTAAGAAAACCTTCTGCTGAAGTGGGATTTTAAGAATTACTGCCATTGAAACTCCATAAAAAAATAGGGTAGAGATTGCGCCTCTACCCTAAGATATTACTTGATAACCGTCAAACCACGTAGGACGGTATTTGAGTTTCAGTGAAAATTAGGGTTCTGCTGGTACTGAGTAACCCGATGTATTTCCATTGACGAGGATGAATTCGCAGTAAGCATTTGCGGCTGGAGCGAGTACCGTTGCCATATATTGCTGCATGACAATTCCACCTGCTTGAAGCTGCATATTACCCTGTGGTTCCCAATAGCAAGAGTTCGCGCGAATTCGGAGAGAATACGGCGTTGTCGTGCCGGGAATATTAAATGGTGATTCCATAAGGATGTCAAAGGCAAAATTACCATCAAGATCGGTTGATGTAATGAAGGGTTCTGGCGACCAAGTTTTTCCACCCTTTTTAGCTGCAAAGGTACGTTGATAGAGTTCAGGGTTATTCCATTTGAACACAAACCTCAACATCAGCGCACGGGTACGCATGACAATATCGTCCATGAAGTAGGAGCCGATAATCATTTCCTCGCGCGGAGTCGTGACACCATTCTGGAGTTCAACCACCACCTGAGTAGTTGGTAATTGCTTCTCAAAGATAGTGGGTATTGTGAAGTGTCCCTTACACGCAAGGGGCGTACTCTTGAAGTCCTCAAAGGCTTCTCCTTCCCAAACATCAGGGTGATTATCAAGTTCAGGCACGCGCCCGATAAATTCTAATCTTGCCTCGATAGGCGCAGCAGGCGGCATTGTAAGTCTTAAAGCTGCTACCTTATTATCAAAGCCAACCATACCAAGCGGATCTACATTATCCCGACCTGGGATCATCTTTCGAATGGCTAACCAGGGGGTTTCGCTTTCATTCGTCAGGAAGGTGAAGATGTGAGTACCGACTCCACCTGAAGAACTTGATGAAGACTTACCTAACGACGCAAGTAATAGAACTCCAAAGTCATCCTCTAGACGTGGTAAAAGCGTGACGCCACCGGAGAGAGCGACACCAGACTTATACGCACCTGTAGGGACGATTGTACTTCCAAGTTCTAAGGGGAAGACCTGCTGCATTTGGCTTGCATCATAATCAAGCTCACGAGCGCGATGCCGCTTCCATGTGAAGTTTGAGCGCACATAGGTAAACGCATCCTGACCACCAAGTAGTGTCGTGCCTGCTAAGGCCACACCTGCCGAGGTAGTTGTAGTTGTCACGGTAGAGTTGCTGGCGACTCCTGGCGTAGCACCCTTAAAGAACGCGACACTGCCACCTTCGACATTCACTAAAGGATTCTTGATAGCAGCGTTAGAAGCTAGTTTAGCAAGAAGATTAGTGATAGAAGTTTGTCGATTTGCACCGATTGTAATTTCTGTCGAGAGAGACGCGCTTGCTTTCCAGGTATAAGTAGTAACACCAATTACCAGAGTATCATCGGCAATCGGCTGAATAGCGATTGCAACTGACCCGACCCCCGCGACGGCATTACCACCCTTAGTTCCACCAAGTAAGGTAGAAGCTGAAAGCGTAAAGCGACCTGCGACACCTGATCCGCCCTGAGTCAGAGTAATCGAGTTACCTGCTGTGCCTGGGATCAAAGATGTCAGAAAGAGTGTATGCGTACCCACATCGCAAATAACTTTCTTTTGAGGAACTGTCGCAGCGAAGTACGCTCCTGAAAGGACAGTACCATTCAAGGCCGCATACAGGTTAGCTAAGGTTGTGTCTAAATCGACACCAATCTTAACATCATTTGCTGTAGTAAGAGACGCTTTGAAGGTATAGGTAATACCATCAATCGCCAGAGTATCTGAGACTGCGGGATTGGCGATAAAGGTAACTGCTCCTTTTGCGGGGAGTCCCTGAGTATAGCCATCCTCATATTTTCCATATTGTAGGGCGTACCAGAATTGTCCGCCCTGTGCGATAACTGTCATTGTCATTGCCCCCGTATTCGGTTCGATTGCTTTATTTCGATCCGTCGAATTTGATCTTGTCCAGACCTACCGGGAAGTGTGGACAAACCTAATGCGAGGGAACTAATCATCACGGGCCGTTAATACTTCCCACCATATCTTACTATGGGTGATAAACTGCCCTTGTCCGCCTGCATCTGTAGCTGTCGAACTCTTTACATACATTTGCACAGCGTATTCTCCAAAACTATCCACCAAATTATTAATTGGTGCGTGATTAAGTGCGTGCTCGGCCCTCGACAGTACCACATTCCCTAATGTCCGTCCACGTTGTCTATCTGTAGACGGTTTCCAGTATTGTTCAAGCACTGTCGTAAACCTGCGAAACCACATACTTCCACCACCTAATTGATAAGCTGGCGGATTTCTTTTCCCTGTACTCAGATCGTGATTGACAATTGAATGTCGCCATCGATCCTGGTGATCAGGGTCATTGCTATATGTCAGGATACTTATATGAAACCTGGTCGGGTCATCTTGCAGAAGTCCAGGCCGAACAGTTCCGGCTCTGGTCTCATCAGTCACATCTACAAACTCCTGTAGAATCTCAGTTAGATATGTATTCACAGTATCTATCAGAAGATTACATACACTAGAGTCCATTAACGTATCCCTAGACTTTTACTATCAGGATCAAAGAACTTATCTCGATCCTGTGGAGTGGCTTTATTGAGAAGACGATTAGCCATAGCGATAAAATGCTCAGTCTGACGATGAAGAGGATTATGTTCAGGATTACCTGAATCTTGTTTACGGTTCCACTGACGAATACGACTTGCTTGAACCCCAACAGGCTCCATTGCATAAGCCGCTACAAAGTAGGCAAAAGGCATTTCCATCCATTGAGGAAACTCCATAATGCTATTGTCGTCAGTTGGCGGTGTCCATATCTTAAAGTAATCAAGAGTGACACTCTGACCATTAGGAACTATAAAGGCAAGAGACAAAGTACCCATAGGCCACTCATAGTAAGCTCTCTGTGAATGCCCGTTTGCAAACACCAGATCGGGTCTTACTTTCAACGGTGGCAAAAAGTTTTGAGTCTTCCCATCGTCATACATAACTAATGCAGTTTTCTCAATCGCATCAATCATTAATGGCGGAAGAAGCCACTTTTTAGTGACTCCATCCCCAAGATATCTTTCCTGTGCGGCTTGTGCTGTATGATAACTAACTTCAGAACAAGCCCATCTAGCCCAAGTCAGAAGTTGTGCTGAGGTATAGACAATATCATCAGTCACCTCAGTCGTTGTCGATGAGGTTGTAGATACTTGTAGTAATCCATCTAAGATATAAGACTTCAGCACACCCCAACTTATCATAAGACTATCCTTGCAGCGCCATAGCACCAACCATACGGAAGTTACCACCCACAAAGAGGACTTCAAGGACGGCGGGGTTATACACCCCATAGCCCTGATAGCTATCCCACGAAAATCGGAAGATACTATCGAAGTCGTCAACAGGCCCAGGTGCGTGCAAACGTGGCGGGCGTCCGATACCCATCACGATACCATCACTACCACCCACAAAGATCATTGCGTGGACGTGAACAGCCTTCGTCACATAGGCATAGGTAGCAGTCGTTAGCAAAGTAGCAATATCGATCATAATCGGCTGATCGAAGGAGAGACGCTTATTCACAGTATCAACGGCAACGATACGGCGGTTATGCAGTTTTCCGTCTCGATAGTCTACGCCGTTCGTGACCCCAAAGTCACTGGTGCGCTGGACGTGGACAGTCACATAATCATTAACCTTAAACTTTGCCATATCCCCGGCTGACGTGCCTGATGCCAGTTGAACATAGTGAGTAGATGCAGGCTGACCAACCATATAGGTCTGATCAACTTTCGTGGTTGCAGGATCAGGAGAACCATCACCCGCATTGATCGCGGCAGACACAACAGCCTGAACGATAATCGCACCGCAGTTGAAGAGAGTCATCTTTGGAGTTTCGACAAAGCGAACATTCCGGTATGTACCCACTTCATAGTTAAGCAGCCGTGAAGGATCAGCATAAGCCATCGGAACTAACCAATCTTTAGGATCAGTCTGTTGCTGAAGATCGAAGATCACACCAGGAGAGGTAATACAGACAATGTTCCCGACAGAACCATCACGGCTCTGAGCATAAGGAACTCCACGATACTTCATACCGAGGTGAATTTCATTTAAGGCTGAAGTCGTAGCCTTATCTTCGAGGCTCAGGTCAGCAAACGAGGTCTTATCATTAGCAAAGAGAGTGTGGGGAACACCAAGCAAGGCGTTACGTGACAGGAAGTCCTGCACGTCAATCATATGCTGGCCTAGCTTATCATTGATAATCCGGCGAAGAGCGCTGGAGTTACCGCCATTATATTCCCAATAGTTGATAATCTCATCATAGGCGTGATAAGCAACCTTACCACCATACCGACCAAAGGTGATCTGCAATGCACGGCTGTCAACGTGTGACGCGGGCATCCACATATCACGCAATCCGATTTGATCGAAGTTTGGGTGAATATCATACAATGACGTGATTTGCATCGTTTTAGCATTACGGTTAGCTAAGTTCTGAGCGAACATTGTAAACTGACCAAAGACTGCGCGTTGACGATAAACATCACGCAGAATAGGATCATACCAAAGACGCTCTTTTGTGGTGATGTTAGCCCAGGGATTATCTGGATATGCAACATCGAAAGTTGATGGTAGTGTCTGAGAATAGGGCGTACCTATTAATTCAGCCATGATTTAAGCTCCTACTTCACCCCGGTTAGGGATGCACCTGAAGCATCTAACTCCGCATATAGCTCAACCAACCTTGATTGGTTTTTCTTATCTTTAGAGTCGATACTCCACAATTCTTCATTGATCTCTGAAACTGAACGGGCTTTCTTTTGCCCTTCACGCGCACGTAGGGGATTAGCAGGAACCGCACCCGTAACGCGCTTTAGTTGATTTTCAGTCTCGTCAGGTGGAGGCGCTTCTTCATTGAGGGATTGCTGAGCACCAGCAATTTTTGCCATACGGTCTAAATAAGCATCATACTCGGTTTCGTCTTTGAATAGTGACTTGTCTTTCAAGTCACCCTGATCGAATACGCTTTCAAGCGCGGGGTATTTATCTTTTATCTTAGCCCGAATAGTCTCTTTCTCGGTTATTCCAGTTAATTGAGCCTGAAGTTTTTCTGCATCTGCCTTAGCATTAGCAGCTTCACGTTCAAGTTCTTTTACTCTAGAAGACTCGGATTTGCTATTCTTACGCAGGTCAGCAAGCTCACCTTCGTGTTCTTCAACAGCCAAGTCATAACGAGATTGAAGCGCGTCCATTTGTTTGACGAGTTTGTCAATCTTACGTGTGGCCCCTTCAAAGCGGGCCTTATAGTCAATGGATGTTTCCGAGTTACTAGAAGAAGTGTCGGTAGTTTTCTTCCCGGTTTTTTCCGAGGCTTCATCTTGCAGGTCGTCTGTCATCGTTACACAATACTCCTAACTTACATAAAATTAACTAACGGTATCATTATTCCAAGATACCGTTCAATACTGTTATACGCCCTTCTATTACCTACTCTGTTTCCGTTGTCGGGGAACCAGATTGTCCGAGACTTGGTAAGTCAGGAGATACTTTGGTTGTGCCATCAGCTTGCTTCTGAGGTGTCTTAGAAGCTTCAAGCGATGCCATCCATTTCATATCATCCTTTATTTTCTCCCATTCGTCAAGGGGATCATGTACAGTTCTTTGTTTTTCAATCGCTGTGACGTGTGACATTAGATTAGTCTGTACGTTTGTCACGACAGCGTTAAGCTCTTGTTCGGCATCTCTTGGAACCATTGGCGACCAATCAACTTCCCAATCAATATCCTCTAGATGTTCAAGCGTTATTCCTGCTACATCTTTGATTGCTGCCATCTTAACAATCATCTTTGCTATTCGAGTGAGAGCAACTCCCCAATTTGTCCGAATAGTCCGTACCTTTGCGGTTAAAGGCCACATACGAAAAGCAAGAGTTAATGCTGACCGTTGAGAGCCTTCATCTTCACCTTCAGAAACTCCTGTGATAAAGGCATCGCGCATAAATTGTTTACGTAAGTCTTCAGGATAGGTAGTTAGACTTTCAGCAAGAGAAGGTGGGTCAATCACAAAGGCTTCAGGATCACTACTGCCTGGAGAAGCAGTTCCTAAGTCAATAGCTGATCGAGAGGAACCAATGTCACGGGTTCGGATATTACCCGGCACGTTGCGGACAAAGATATCACGATGAGAAGTATCACGGATAACATCTCCAAGATCAGCCCATCGAGAGTTCATCTCCTTAACCATGCCAATCAGGTCATCTATCATGGATAGACCATAATAGCTACCTGCCCGCTCACGAGGGATGTAAACAAAGGGTACAAACCCGAACGGATTATCTATATCATCATAAGTAATATCGACGCCATTGATATTATAAGAGATAGGTTTTCCGCCGAGGGTAATAGAGATGGATTCTTTAGTCCAATGTTCTATATAGAGTGGTTGAGCATTAGTGTCATTCGATCCGTCGAAACCAAACCTAATTTGTGCCTCTCGACTAGGCATTCGATAGACAATCCATGCCTCTAGCAAATTATCAGGCTTACCATTATCCCAAACTGGTAGGAAGAAATCAGGCAGTATATATTCTAGTCGAATACCATACTCTAATTCATCATCATCTGGTTGCCAGCCTACTCGGATAATAATCCCACCTAGAAACTGCTGAAGAAGACCCGATTCTTGCTGAAGCGCACGGCCTGAGTTTTCTATCCAGACACGATTGACTAAATTCTCAGCTTCTTTAGCCTTTTGAACCTCGTCATCTTCTGGTCGCTCTTGGCCTGCATCTAATCGAGGTCGAGCACGAACTGGCGCAAGACAATCAGGTGTATCCTGAACTTCTCCCCAAAGAACATAGTTATGCTTCATCGCCGCAGATTTAATATAGTTAATCTGCAAAGGATACTTAAGGATAGGATTTCCATCCTCGTCCTGCTGATTAGGGATAGTTTCTTCTAAAAACTCCCCTGTAAAGTATCGCCAATAGGTTAGATACTTCTGGCTCTGGAAATTCCAGCGTGCAAAAGGGAAAGAGGCAGGGAATTCGGCCTTCTCAAACGGGATTGTCCCGCTAGTTCCTACTCTTCTATCCTCGACATCAAAATATCCAGCTAAGCGGGGATCACCAAAGTCACCTGCCATAGTTTCCTACCTTGTATAACGTGATTGTTTAACGATTGGAGCTTCCCGCCGTACATCTTTGTCTAACCAGTGAGCAAGCCGGAAGCATAACCTTGCCCACTTGTGATCAGTCATTAACCAGGATCCATAAGCAACTAATCGCTTACTTATCCAAGTCTTTAGTTTTCTTATCATATCTTTATCCCTCTCCTATCTGTTCGAATGACAGGTTGACCACTTCTGGAATTTCGATCAATCGAATCTCGCTCATATCTATTTACTGTTCGAGTAGTAGCTCTGGTTCTTGCTAAAGTCTCATCATCAGGGATATCTTCATAGTAGAACCTACGCATATAAGCCGCACTCATCGCCATTGTCATCACCAAATCCTGTGCGATCTTGGTATCAGGCAACCGATAGTTGGTTAACTGATTAACAAGGTGAGAGATATACGGAAATTGCATAAGATACTTACCCATAAAGAATTTAAGACTATTTAGAGCTAGATATTTACCGTTTTGGGCCATATCCATACCCTGAGCATGTAGCTCCATAGTCGCAAACACAAGTTCATCGAAGCCTTTTTGGGTTCCAGTGCTATCGAAGGCATTTCTACCCTGAGCATGATAGAGTTTTACATATCTCTCATACTCTTGTAGAAAAGGCCAGTAACTTCCATTGCAAAAGACCCAATTAAAAGCCCGCATAGTCGCTGGTTTTGATGGAAAGTCAGTGATATCCCACGCCATTATGCACGCAGAGTTGCGATCAGGTGGATTTCCCTGTCCAGGGTCAGCAATAACTATATATTGGCGCTTAGCCCGATGATCAGGTGGCATTTCCCATCGGTAGACTCCTACTCTATGAGTAGTTAACCGATGATATTGTTGAGCCTCACTATCGAGAGGAGACATATCATAGTTGATAGTCTCTTTAACCGTCTCCCACTCCGTAATCTCGTCGTCTTTTTGCTTAAGCCAAGCATCCATGACGTTATCTAAGCCTACATTTGTGCAAGCTCTGACCATATCTGGTGGAAAGTGTTCACCCCGACCCATCGGGCGCTGACCATTCATCCACTGTTCGGCATCTTGCTTAGTTCCACCTACTCTTCGATAGAGACTTTCGAGGTCTTTCTTACTAATAGCAGGATTATCCGAGCTTTTTGGGTTCTTAGACAGATAGATATTAGGTTCAAGTTCTCCCATATCATAGCGATACCATAGTTGAGGGTTATCGCCAGCGTTAGCAATCAGACACAAACGGCCTAGTCGAGACCTTCCATGCACAGCACCGCGCAAACGCGATCCCAGGTCACGAATAAGACCATCTAAGTCATCAATCTTTTCAGCCTGATCGAGAAAGATTACATCTCCTTCGAGAGTACGCACTTTTTCGGGGTCATGTTCGATACTAAGGATCTCTATAGTAGAAGTTCCTACATAAGAATTCTTAATCTCGAATAAGGGGATAGGTTTCATAGGGTTACGCCAAACCCATCGGTTCCACCAGGGAGTATCCGCGCAGGCTGTCGAGATATAGCGATAGACTTCCATAGCCTGTAGCATCTGAGGAGCAACTGCATACCCTCGAAAGTTGGGAATTGTCGCTGCCAAAACTGCAAGAGACATTGCTATATAAGCAGTCTTACCACAACCAAACCCGCCAATGATTGTCTGTTCAGGTTGGGGAGCATGAAAGCAGTCTTTCTGCCAGTCTTGCCAGAGCCAACCATGATGAACCCAAAAAATCGGGTCTTCATTCTCATCTACCAATATCCGATAAGGGACTCCTTGATGAGTCCAACCATCACCGGGCTTTCCTTCCTTCGTCCAGGCTTCAATCAACATCAACCAGATAGCATCTAACTTGGGATTATCACTATCACTATGTCTGGAGAAGCGAGTACCTGACGAGGGTGAACGCATATACCAGTCTGTAAAGAAGTTGACGTTTACTGAACCCTGTTTGAAGATATCAAAGTCAGCCTGATTTAGTCGGTCAACTTTCCTTGTTGGCTGGATAATCTGCTTAGCCATTTAGCCCATTTTCTGAAATGACGAACTGTCATACATATTACCAGGGCCTTGTGAGCCACCAGTAAGGACAAAGACCATCTTATCATTTTCTTTAAGAACGAGATAAGAGTATCTCCCATGTTCAAGTTGAGTAGGGCGACCCTGAACATTCCAGAAGTTCCAGAGTACCAGCCATTGCGGATCCGGCTGTTCAATACGAATCGGTGTGTTTTCCATTAATTATCTCCACAAAACTGCAAAAGTGTCCATTGTCCGTAACTGCAATTAACTACCGGGATATTCATTCCCGATAGTAAATCTAGTTGATAGTAGATGCTGCCGCGCTGTAAACCCATCTCTTTAGCGTATATAGTCGGGTTAATGGGTATCCCCGTCAGTAATTTCATGTATAACATAACCAGGCGTTGTGCTCCGGTTAAATTGTTCTTGTGTGATGTCGCAGCCATTCGGTTCCTCGCCTAACATGACTGCCTGATTGCAACACTGTACACTATAGTATAGCGTACTAGTAATAACATTACTCGTAAAGTGTACAACGCTATATAACAGCACTCCCAAATTTTTGGAAACACCTCCACTTTTTTAGATTTTCACTTTTGGAATTTGCATGGATGGGGGCTTCCGTTTCAATCTACGAGAAGTGAACTCAGGGGGTCTTCCTCTTAGCACTCTCGTTTATATGGGGAGTTTTCCACCATGCAAATCTCAGTCGTTCTCGTTGAAGATGCCAACAAGAGCATCGTTAGCAAGAAGTACGGCCCGTCCACAGTCACCAACGTGCGCTTCACAATCGGTGATGGCAAGGCGTGGGTTAAGGCCGCGTTCTATGGCCCTGACGGTGCTTGGGCAGCAACCAATCTCAAGGCGGGCAGCAAGGCCGATGTGCAGGTCAGTGGTGCATACTCACAGGTGTGGGTAGGTTCCGCTCTTCCCAGGCGTATCGAAGCGGCAGCAGCCTCAGCAGCGTTGGTCAAGGCGTCTGGCATGTTTGGCCAGGTCATTCGCAACATCACCGCACGCAACACCGAGAATGTCGTCGCAGACATTGGTGATATCGTCAAGGTGCTTGCCCCGCTCTTCGTTCATCACGAGATGCACATGAGCTTCAGCAAGGTGACGACCAGTGATGGTGTAATCTATGACATGGGTTCTTCGCCCGTTGTCAGTGATGATACCTTCGCGGGAATGGCAGACGCATTCGGCGGTCAACCAGTACTCGTTGACGTTGGCGCACCTGTCGTCGCAGTATCCTCGTTGTAAGTTCACGTATGTGAGTGGTGATTGTCCTTCGGGATGATCACTATTCACATATTTAACCTATCAACTAATTGCGCCAGAGTCTCGAATCATCCATTTCAAATCTATCATTTAGGAGATACCCAACTATGCTCACAAAGCAGACAACGAGCTTCTTAGATGATCTAAGAGCTAACAAGCGAGTAGACACCATTGAGAGCGTGAACATTCCCCGATTAGGTATTGTGGATATACACATCACAGTATTCAAGTTCGGCAATGGATGGAAAGCCGTTTTCGGTAGCTGTCATGGATCTGGCCCGACTGCAATGGCAGCATATCGGCAAGCCTACAATAAATATACAACCCAGGGGGGATAGCCCCTGGTCAGTTGTTCATAATTGAGAGACATTCGATCAATCGAATAGCCCTAGTACAGCTATGAAGAGATTAGATTGAATGTTATAATGTTTAACTATACAACAGACTGGAAACATCTCTGGTATAGATAGCCCGTATATGCAATATCAATCACACATGAAAGCCTGTATTAACCGCTAACGCGGCAAGAGATGTAGTGTGATAGTTGTATATATATTTATATTCAATACTGTTCGAGAGAGAAAGAGAAAATCCGCGATGATCCTCAATTTGATTAATCGAATGATCTCATTAGGTGCTATGTCATATACACATCGCACATATACAGATCTGGTCTTAGTGTTAGGTAAGCATACCTATACACTTCGCTCATGGACAAATAACACCATCACGTACACACATCGCAATACGTTTGGCTATAAGTATATAACAGCCAACTATCGGTGGGCTATCAAGGACTTCAATCGTAGTATCGAGTATCAAACAACTCATCAGCCCGAACTGGAGGGATAATGTCTACAATTGATTGTGCCGTCATCACAATCGTTGTCCTTTTGCTTATTATCGTCATTCAGGATGCGGTGAAATATAACCGTTTTCTGAGTGGTCAAAATTCGACGGATCGAAAGTAGGAGTCAAATCATGTTCTTGATGTTAGGACTGCTAACCGCTCGTGATAAATGGCGGCAGGTGCTTGCAGATATATTGGTCTTCATGCAAGACAACCCGTCTGACGACGACAACATTGCTCGACTCTCAGTATTAACTGATGAGTTCTATACACTCAAAGATATGCTAGTTGGTACTTTGATGTGGACAACAAAGACAGAGGGCGAACTGATAGAGATGGAAAACACTCTCGATCAGTGGGTAAATGGAGAATCATAAGTATATGGGACAGCCTTCGGGTTGTCCTGTATTTACTATAAAGGAGACAAGATGGATAAACAACAAGTAGCTGAACAGATATGCACCACAATCAACAACATGATGCTAGAGATGGATATATTTACATTTTCTCTACCTGTAAGTGTTGATTTCGAGAGGAAGCGGTTTTATGCGCTTGGGATGTTAGATGTATATAGAATGGCATTCCCTGGTGGTGATGACTATTTTGTTCGTGATAAGTTTTGGGAGATGGAGAAGAAGCTAAGAACATGGAAAACAGCGAGAGGGTAATCAAGCTAGAACCAATGTCGAATGGCATTCGGGTTATCCATAGCAAGTTTGGGACTGCTGTGGACATCAAGCGCGCACCGAATGGCTATGAGATCTATGATGAGACTGTTAGCAGGTACAAATATGGTATCGGTCTCGTATATCAATCTCAATTCGACTTTATAAACATGAATGGTCTTGTTCATGCTATATCCCGCATTATTAGCGAAGCATGGGAAGCAAGAGAAGGCCATTACCGTCAACAGAGTATGATCAAGGAATGGCAGAAGACTCAAACAGCAAAAGCAATAGCATCTTCGCTTAAAGGATGGTATCACGAAGAGCGGAAGCGTGCTGATCCCACAATCTTAAATATTCAGATGTCGGCTTATAGGTCATTAGGCCCAAATGCCGCTATGGTCTGGACACCTCTTGATTTGGATATGCCTGATCGAGAGAAGGAGATGATAATCAGGGATTACATTCGGTATCCGTTCTTTGTCAAATGGTCACAAGGATCCCACTCAATTGAAAGTCTTCTCGATTGGCGAAATCTAAGCGCTTATAATGGTAAAGCATATAAGGCGCATAATCTTTCGATAGATAATTGGCCTGGTGGTCTACCATCACATACAACTGGCTGGCTTAGTCAAGTTAAGCTAGATGAGCCAGTAACTAAGCGATTGCAAGCGATAGCAATAGCGGCGTTGCTATCTAATCATGCTGGCAATTCTATGCCCACACATCTGCTAACTAATGTCGATCACATTCGAAAAGCGATTGCAATCCATGATAGATATAATCATGTATCTACCAATATCCGCAAGTATGGTGAATGTCTAGGTGCATTAACGTGGGTATTTGATGTTCCCTTTCGAGAGAAAGAGACACGACATATTCACAAGTTAGCTGAAGACAGTCGTGACTATCACCAGGATCTCAGACAACAAGATTTGCTAGCAGATGAGATAGCTATCAAAAGGCGATTGCAAAAGATCGCGCTGTGGACGAATACTCCCTATGATGAAGATGTTCATCTTCCACAACTCGATAGTATGCCTATTCGAAAGGGTGTAATCATTGAGCCAATAGCAGTAAACTCACGCTTGCAAGTTGAGCAATTGAATATGGGGCATTGTGTAGGCACATATCTTAGCAAATGCTTGAGTGGAAGATCATTCATCTTTCATGTTGAGCACGAAGATGAGCAGGCTACAATCGAGGTGGATGCAGAAGGTCACGTTATGCAAGTGCATGGCCCGCGTAATCAGGACAATCGCTTGTGTAAATCCATGAAGATGTTATTTACCAATTACTATATCCACCACACACCAACAGTGATACCTGCTATTGGTGGACTCTCGCCTGAAGAGTTTGAGATAGCAGAGCGTGAACTTCGACGGATCGAAAATCAGCAAAACCGTGATCAGGGATATAGAGAGCAATACGAACTTGTACTACAGGCACTCGGCCCTGACCCTGTTGAAGAAGATATACCATTCTGATCTATGGATAATCTATGGATCAAGCAATTGATCTATGGATTAACTATGGATTGTAGTGTATGATCTATGGATTAACTATGGATGGAGCAAGTAATGGAAGAAGAAACTTTCAGCGTTTTGATTGGGCAAGCAACCTTTTGTTTAGAGATGGAGTGGAAGCATTATCGAGATACTATCTCTACAGAAGATAACAAAGCTTTGCCAATGGCAGCACACAACAATGCATCTGGAATTATTCATGCTATGTGGTTATGCAATTTAACCGACAAGCAGAAGGTAATTCTCAATCAGATTCATTTGTTTAGCCTTGATCTTTTGCGCTACTACGTAAAATGGAGGAATCATGGGTAAGAAATATCGTTCAGCTAAGAAGTATATTGCTGACCAACTTGACATTGTTGAAGACATACTTTCTCGTCAAGAAGATCATACTGGTATAGCAGAGTCTTATTGGTATTGCGCTTTGGGTTCACTTCTAACTGTGAGAGGTTGGAAATTGAGCAAAAAGCAGTATCACCAATATCAGGCATTGGACAAGCGTCATGATGAGGCATGGGAAAAGATTAGGGAGTATAGATATCATGGTAAATAAGTATTGGAATATCTGGATTGATGGCGGCTCAGCCCCCAATCCAGGCATCGGGGCAGCAGGTATTGTTGCCTTAAGTGATGATAATGATGAGTTTACCTGGTCAGTAAACTTCGGTAGTGATAAGACCAACAATCAGTCTGAAATCTTGGCCTTCAAAGAAGCCTTGCTATTCGGACTGGCATTCAAAGCAACAGCGTTAATCATTCACGGTGATAGCCAGTATGTCGAAGGCATTTTCTTCAAGCACAATAAAGCTAAAGCTAATCAACTCTTGATTGCTGAAGTTACGGGTTTGATGAATGTTCTTCATCGTACTTGTTCGCTATCTTTCGTGAAAGTTCTTGGACATAGCGACAACAAACAGAATGCCCTTTGTGATCGGCTCTGTTCAAACGCGATCAATGGGATCATTGTAGATACACGGCCTGAGAGTCCTGCAAAAACTGAGAATATCCAGAAATACATTGGCTATGCAGTGAATGAACTCAAAGCTGATGTGAATGATGGTTGTGTATGTAAGAAGTGCGGGGATTACTTGCGCCGTGACGAGATGGCGTTTGGTATCTGCATTAACTGTCAGGTCAAGCGCTAATTCTCTCTTTGCTCAAGGAGAAATCATGTCTACTATCATCACGCATAGAGACACCAGTCTTGGTGTCTATCCTTTGCTTACTCAACATCCAGAGTGGGCAATCATTCACTATAAGGTGGGTGATAAAGACGAGATTGATCAGGCTCATAAGCCAACTATTCGAGTAACTGATGATGCGAATGTCATTGACCTGTATATAGAGGGACAAGACGCGGCTACTTTTTCATCCTCGACAGGTCTAGAGTTCTCTATGCCTAAAGGCCCATATGTCTTTAGTAAGAGATTCAAACGCGCGGTTCTTCGACCCTACTATATCTATGGTCTGTTCGAGAGTGCTAAGATTGTCTATCTACCAAAAGATGCTCGAACAAGTAAGGTATGGGATGGTGCAGCACGCATTAGCCGCGACTTTCTCAAGCAGATGACCTTAGCAGGAAAACCTCGAAAGATTAAACGTCTAGCTAAGGAGCTAGATACTATCGAGAGAGTAGAGTTTACATTGATGAGCGCAAAAGGTCAGGATAAGGGTCATGCAGTAGTAGTAGATACCAATGAGTATGACCTGATGCTTCCCTCGGATACCAAAACTGATGTCAAGTATACAAAGGGATACTATGTAGGGATCAACCCTGTGCATGGTAATGATCAGATGCGGCTCGATATTCAATCGTTGGTCAATCTCAATCACCTGTTCAATCAGGAAGATCTTATGCGCTGGTTGAATGAGAGGTCAGCCCTGCAAGTTCGATCAATCGAAAATGGGGAAATGACCGGGATTGGGCGCTCGCTTGGGCCACAAGATATAGATAAGGCTACTAGCTGGCATGTCCTCGAATATCTGATGAGTGGTGGACACCCGATGTGGTTTCCATCAATCATTAAAGGGATTGCTAACCAGTATGTGAAGCTGCTCAAGAACACAACCCGCGATGGGATGCGTTTACCTTGCCCTGGTGGTCGGCTATACATCATGGTTGATGAGGTTGGTCTTAAGTCTATCCCTCAAGGACAGATTAAGATTGATATCCAAGCAGGTACAATATGGGTGAATGCTGAAGATTGGATAAGCACGATCAGCCGGGTTCTTGGTGGTGCTGATCAAGATGATGCTTGTTGGACTATCTGCTTTCGAGATGATGTTGATCAGAAGAATAAGGTTCTCTTCTGGCGTTCACCTAACCAACTAGGTGAATGGATGGTACTTGAACCCACTGAGGATAGTGACATTATCAAATGGGAGACTATCGACGGTGAGAGTGAGTTTCCTACCCTCGACAGCAGTAAGCTTCCAACAAGGATAGATCTCAGTCAACAGGTTTATCTTAAACGAGAAGATGGAGAACAGGGACTCATTGATCCCAAGACTTCATTATCACCCTCTACATACTATGATATGAGCCTGATTGATAAGGCTATCGAAAGAGCAAGAGGCAACGCAGGCGCGTTGGGTGCATATGTGAATACCATGATGGTCTTCTACGTCATGTTCGATAGGTTGCCCAAGCAACTGCCTGACCTGTTAGAGAATGTGATTGATGGGACTGTCAAGCTAGGTTATGACCTCTCACCAGTGATGGACTGGTGTAAGATGGTAGTAGGCAAGCTCATCAATGAAGGCCAGCAGTTTCCATCAGCGATGATTGCGCGTGTAATCGGGCTAGTACCCAAATCCATGAAAGACCTGACACTCTCGACAGATGACAATTGGGTAGATAGAACTATCAAGCTGGTAGATAACCACATAGAGTCCTTCCAAGAGGATATAAGTCTACTGGTAAAGAAGGCAAGCCCGCCTGCCGAGGTCTTTGAGGCTGGTACTCAATGGCTAGAAGCCGGAAATGAACTTCGACAACTGTACGCTGAGGTCTTAAGACTCAAAGGTGACTATGAGAGTATCTTTGAGATAGCAAGGTTATCAAGCGAAAGGTATCTGGAAAAGTTCAATACCATAGATGGAGACTATCGCGGTCAAGTCTTACTTGGAGCTATTCTTGGCAGTTGGATGCAAGCGGAAGGGCCAGAAACTACTGAGGCTTGTGTTTGGCAAATAGGTGAGAAGATAACTGAGGGACGTAAGCCGGGGATTGCACAGATGACACTCGCGGCTTTGCGCTCGATAGGTGTAATTGATGAGCCTGTTATCGTAGGCAATCAGGTAATGTGGTATACCGAGGTTAATCCCTTAGATACCAAGAGTGCTACTGTTGTCTATCTGAATGGAACCTGGTTTAACCTGTTCAAAATAGCTGAGTCCAAAGCTATCACAGCTATGGGAGATGTACCTATTGAAGACAGGAAACTATACAAGAGTATAGTCGCTACTCTTGCTCATATGCCTGTCGAGAGTAAAATCCAGATAGGTGCGTTAAGCATAGGCGGTTTTGTTGGACGCGAGTTGACTATTAGTCAATTAGGTGAACGTAAGGTTGCCTGCTATAAGCCTAGTAACCTTTTGTTTGCTTATGTGGCTAAAGGACAAGAAGCGCGTTTGGTAAGGGATACCATCACGATCAAGAGTGCCTTTGAACATGATGGGAATCTACACGTAATTGCTGAGTAGGGGCTAACGCCCCTCTCTTTTCGATCAATCGAATAAGGAGTTCTAATGGATATCTTTATTATTAAATTTGTTACTTGTATGATCTGTATCCTTTACTTTGGATGGGATGTAGTCAAGCAAACCCAAAACGGCAAAATCAAGGCTGCACTAATGAGCGCAGGGGTTGTGATGATGACTGCTACTCTTATGATTGTAACCACTCTATGAAAAATCCTTTCACGAATGAGGATTGGAAGCAATCAACAACTCACCTTGAATGGACAGATGAAGATGAGTTATTCATTTATAGATGGGATAGCAATCAAATTGTTGTTGAGTCTAAACATGAACATTTAGTTCTTGTCTATGAATGGGATGGAACTGGCTGGCCTCATCGAGTAAGTGATCAACTCGATGTATTCTAAGCCCGCGTTAGCGGGCTATTGACTGATGATCAACGCAGTAGTACAATGTGTATAGATTAAACAGTATGGAGAGAAAATGTCAAAAAGCCGCTTATTCGTGTTAGCAGAAGTGCTTGAAATCTTGATAGAACTGTTAATAAAGACAGCACTATCACTTGCCGTCGCCGCCATTTTTCTGTGTGTAGCCTGGAATATCACAATTCCTTTATTGTTACCTGAATACAGTATGCAGTATTTACAGTTTACAACTGCCTATCAAATTTGCATGTCTGGAATGTTCTTGGTATTGACTGGAAAATTTATTATTTATGCAGTTTCTACCGAGAAACAATAATCATGGAAGCTGTTATCTATGAAGGTGGTCAAGGTGTCATCATTGTCGGAATAGTAATTAGTCTAATTGCATCTTTCTATATTTTCCTGCATCCAACAGGCGAAGATGCAAAGACTGTTCGAGGGGAATTGTTATTATCCCTTATAGGGATCCTGTTAACCATCATTACGCTAATCTCATGGTTAATGGACAAGCTTCATCTTTTTGGTTGGGGATTAGCTAAGTAGAGGTATCATGGACTATCAGATTGCTATCACGAAAATGCGCGCGATCAAAAAGGAACTGCCTGATCTGGTCAACGCTAAGACCAATTTACAAGCAACTATCAAGTATCTTGAGAATACAGGTTGGGGAGATGTAATAACTCTTAAAGACGTTCTAAAGGACATCGAAACCACTATATTTGCTAGACAGATTGAGTATCAGGTCTATGAGTCCCTGAACATCAAGGAGTCTTATACAGAACTTGAGCTTCGAGTTGTTGCCCGACGCATTTGGCCTAAGTGGATTCAGACTAGTGAGAAAGTCGAAGCTATCAAGGAAGTCCGTCAGGAAACTGGTTGTGGGCTTCGAGAAGCGAAAGATGCTGTCGAGTGGGCAATAGAGCAGGTTAAGCACGAAGCAGAGATGCAATCTAAGTCAAAGCCAACATTGGGAATGACCACTGCTGCTGCCGGATTTTCGAAATCAGAAATTCCTAGTATCCCACAGAAGACACATTGGGATCAAGATCGCTTTGTAGAAGCTAATAAGCCTAACTCCAACATTGATCGGTATCAGAATACTGATCAGCCGATGTTCAAAGACAATGACCGTTTAGAGGGGCATCCTAGCGGCTACCCTGATTGGATGAAGTAAACGGGGTATAAAGGTTTCGATCTATCGAATTAGTGCTGAGTAGACAGAAGGCGTACAAATACACTCGAAAGGCACTACAAAAAAATTCGGTAGAGACCCTGCTTCGATGCAGGATACTCCATTTAAGATTTGCGGAGAGCCGAACCTGTCTCGCTATACAATTCGACGGAAAAGTATGGTTAAATACATCGCTAGACAGGCTGCAAATGCAGGCACAATAAGACTCCTAGCCCTGAACCTATCCCTTTCTAGAAGGCGCTGACGATAGGCTTTGAGAATACAGTAAGGGCACAAACAGGTTACGAGCCTGACTTCTATAATATCTCTTTACAGGGATATAAGCCTGAGTAGAGGGTGCAGTAATGCACGGCAAAGGACTATCAAGACCATCTAGACTTATCCTACAGTCCGCTAAGGGGTATACCCTTAACGGAGAATACCAAACTTAAACGTAGGCTGGTGGTGTGGTGAGGTATCCCGACCTGGAGGGGGAAATAATCTTCGAGGGCGTTTTTCCATAGTACCGTGAATAACTATGGGGTGGGGATCCTACCATAACGGCCCGGTTTGCGTCCGTGACAGCACCTATGGATTAGCGTTTCCCTAAAGGTTAGTACGGGAAATAAAGACCTGATCAGTCTTAAACCTTCGACAGTTTCTTGTAGGAAGCTATCCTTCTCTATACATATCACGGGTATAGAACGATAAAAGCGGATATAGGTGTGTACATGCCTATTAAATAGGTTCGGTGATAACCTCCTTAGAGAAAAACCACCCAATGTCTCGAAAGGTTTGGTCGTGATCTCCTATAAAAACGGCCCTTCATAACGCTGTGGTGATAAGTAGCACGCTATCTGTTGATAGAAGTGTAGGTGCAAGTCCTACCATGTGTTTTATGGGGATACATCGTGGTGGGACACGAGTATCAGGAAAATCTTTATCTCTAAGATGGCTGTATCTATGAGACCAAAACTAAATAGCCTTAGTCAAGGTTAAACAAAGATAGTTCTGATGGTGGTTCGAATCCACCTATCCCCACAATGACTAGTCTTCCTGGTTAAGATAGTCAGATAGAGTAATAGTTTACAGGTATCTATAATAACCTTCACTTTATTTTGGAAAGGAAGAAGATGTTAACCGATCAGCTTTCAAGCCTTGAGGACAGATTGGTTGCCGCCTCGACAGTAGAAGCAACCATAGTGACTGGTCGAGAGATTATTTACGGCGAATGTACAAACATTCGCTCATCTAATGAGTCAATTTCACTTACGTTTGCACGGATGACAACACCTTCAGGCCGTCGAGCAACCCGTGAAGGTCACAGAATGTCCTATGAATTATCATTATCAGAGTTGACTTTCGATTGGGAAGATGAAGATACGGCAGTATGTAAGTTATTTACACCAGATGTAATTATTACGCTCGATTTTGGTGGCGATTTTAGGAAGCATGGTAATCATAATCATGGCCTTTAACGCGAAGATTGGTGAGCGGGTACTCGTGACGATAGCAGGCATGACTCAGTTATATCTTGATGATAAGATCAATACTCGTCGCGCTATGGTGATCGGATATGATCGAGGCCGTCCATGCATACATTTCGATGGATCGAATGTTACCTACAGAGTTCGAGTTGAACAACTCGAACAGTTTGATGCACAAGAGGAGTCAGAATGGGTCTCACAATAGGTCAGAAATATAGTGGTGTTATTAATGTGTTCACAGAGGAAGCCGCAAAAAACTTCCTTGAAGACTGCATTAAGGAACTTCAAACTCGTGAACCGAAGATGACATATGCGGAAGCCCACGAGATTGAGCTTTCAAATATCGGTTATTATATCGGATACTATGATGTGGCTAATTATCGTAGAGGCTCGTTTTGGGCCTCTAATAGTACACAAGGAGATCAATCGTGGGAAAAGTCGGATTAGGGTTCGTTTCCACATTCGGTTGGATGCTCGGCGCAACCGGAATGCACATAGACGGAACTCTCATGCTTATCATTGCTATAGTAATCACCGGAGCAACCTATGTGTGGTCGCATCAGGATTTGGCTACCGAGCGGGTACAAGCACAGCCAGCACAACCTCGGCAGCGTACAGTTATCCAATCAGTTGATCGCATAGACCAGAACGCCTTACAGTGTATGAGGTTACTGGCATATCTATTCCAGAACGGATATCTTGAAGGTAGTGGTAAGGTTGACGAAAATTCATATTGGATAGACTCTGACCTCGGCAAGCTTGTTATGACAACAGCATGGAAGCTCAAAGATGACAACTTGGCAACTATCCGAAACTGGTCAGACCTCGAACAAACGCTGTGGAGGATCTATGATCATGGTGCTCCTAAGAAAGCTGCACAACAGCCTAAACAGCAACATCAAGGTAACAATCAAAAGAAGCAACCGAAGTATTTTTCTGAGGCTAAAGCAGAAGAATATTATAATAAAGGTATAGATATGCAAGCAAAGCCGAATGAGCCGCTTGCACCTAACTCTATCTATGAATTCCTCCAAGATCAGAATGGAAAGTGGGTAGTCGATCTCAAATGAGTATTAAATTCAAGAGGCTTGTCTATCAAGGCAAGCCCTCAATTGCGGTTATCGTGAACCTGCCCCGATTCTTATGGATAGGTGGCAGGCAAGGCTTTGTATTCGGAGTAAGAATATGAAAGCATATCCACCTAAATGGAACTCCAGCTTGAAAATTATGGAAGTTGTATTCCCTGCTCTTCACGACGAGCTTGAAGCTGACTTTCTAAGATATATCACAAGACGTTTAGATGAGAAAGCTCCATATTGGAGCAATCTTGAAGTTTCTAATGGATGGGGAGCCTGGTTTCCATCTAAGCAGGGGCGTATTGAGATTATCTATGAACGTCATAAGAGGGTTAGATATCTTTCCTGTAATAGTCTACTGTTATTTAATTACCTTTATGATTGGCTAATGAAAGAAATCGAAGAGTACGAGAAAGAGTTACCAGATATGAACGAGTTTTTCAATGAGTAAGGCTTTATCTAGAGTTTACTATGACGAAAGTAATGAAGGTGGACGGCAAACCTATCGAGGGTTAAATTGCTTCCAGCTATATAGACAAGTGCATGAATGGTTAGCAGATAAGAATGTTATCCTTTCTACCGATTCTGAGTCAGGCTCTCACAATATTTCCTTCAAGGCCACCGAGGGAGATATATATATGAGTTTTCAGGATGAACATGGTAGTATGTATGATGCCAGCTTCTACTGTAACCACAAACCATTTTTTGAGTATTGGGCATCAAAGTTCGAAGGTCAATGCACTGAAACTATCCCCTCAATAGCCGAATGGATTAAGTGATGCTAACAATCATCACTTGGGGAGAAGATACCCTTTCATGTCCGGCTAAAATCACGGATTTTGATGCAGTCTATGACAGGCCAGAATTGACTACACATCCAGTAAAGTATATGCAGTTAGCTAAACATATAATCAATAGGGCAAAAGCCAAAAGCATTGCGGTTTTAACCCTCGACAGTACCTTCTTTAACTGTCTAAGAGTAGCCATTAAAGAGAGTAAGTATGATTTTGCTTATCTTATCTTTATTGAAGATGGCAATGCTACTTGTCATCAGCCTATAGATAGCGATGGGCGTTTAAGCGAATGGACTACAGGAAGCCCGTTTAATATCTATCATGACACTATGCGAAAGTTACTCTAATGCTAAAAGTGATTACTTGATCGATTACTGTAAATTCGATGGATCGAAAACAGATCGATCATTTAATAAAGGGGAGCTAACGCTCCCTTTTTATTTGAGTTTTTAATTTATCCGCTAAGATGCGGGAAGGAAAAAAAGATGACTATCAAGGGTAATCTGACAGGTTACATCACTAAGGATGCCGAGCTAAAGACTGTGGCGGATCAGACCGTTTGCAGCTTTACCATTGCATCGAATACATCCAAGCTTAACCCGGCAACGGGCAAGTGGGAAGATGTCGCAGAGTTTCATCAGGTCACGATTTGGAACGAGAACCGTGCTAAGGGCGCATACGCCAAGCTGCAATTGAATGCAGGCCGTCATGTCGAAGTCACCGGAACCGTTCGCGGTTGGGGTGTCCTGACTGATGAGCACGACGCGAATGGTGTTGCCATTATCAAGACCTTCCTGAGCCTGAGTATCTCTTCTGTAAAGGACGAAATCAAGGTTTTGGGTTGGAGTGAGAAGGCGATGATCGCGCGTTATGCTGCACGTCAAGGGCGTGGTGAAGTTGCATCTCAGGATGTAGCGGCTATCATGGTCGATGTTGGCGCAGAAGCCGTCGAAGCTCTGTAAGAAGGAATGACCTTATAAGAGGCGCAATCTCATAAGGTCAAATCGTGTTGCAATCAGGCAAAAACGATGTGTCTGATTGTAACATACGCTTGCGTCGTGGTCAAATTAGGAGTAAAATACGTTGAATAGTTCAACAGTCAAAAAGTATATGCCGGATAAAGTGTACAATTTCTATATTCATGCAGCACTCGGTAACGGGGTTGCTTTTTATGTAGAGAGTATAGACGGCATTACTAGCGATAAAAAGTCCTGTATTCGGCCTGCACGCGAAATCGATCAGGTAATCCAAGAGGCAGTTAATCGCGCTCAAAAAGACAACTGTCAAATCAGTATATGTCTCGCTAAAGGCGATGTTATTGAGCCGATTATCACTTATGGATTACTTGGCGATGAATATGGAACTGAGTGGTTTCTCAGATATCTAAAAGGAAAAAAGAATGACAATGCAAGTTGATTTTACGATGAGCGATGGATCTTTCAAGATTATGTCTGGTCAACAGACAACAGGTGGTCTTGAGATCGTCCGAGTTTACTGTATTCAGATGAAAGTCAAGGATATTGTTATCCAAGACTGGTCGAGGGTTCCTGGTGTGATTGTTAAGTCTCGTATAGATCTGCCGTTTGAGCCTATCGAGGTAATTGTTGACCCGACATTGCCCGTTGCCATGATCATTGATGAACTCAAGCATAGTATGATGATCACTCAGGTAACAGTGCAGCTTAGCGCCGCTATCCAGGGCGACATGGATACTTTCAAGAGTCTGTTAGAGCCACAAAAGCTGCAATTCTAATGAAATGGGTAGCCGAAAGTGGTCAGGTCGGTTGTTTACCTGAGTTCCACGAATCTTTTGAGTTCAAGAAAGATGCTATCGAAGCATTAAAAACTCTTTGGGAGTTGTCTGTCTACCGATGTAGACAGTTAGCTTCCTTAGAGTATTTAGGCCCGAAAATTATGGCGAAGATATTGTCGGCTAACGCCGACCACTGCACGCAGTATATTCAGATTTACAAGTCTGATATAGAGGAGGAGGAAGATAATGGATAAATTCCATCCTGGAGAACTTGCTACCGTTATTGATGGTTATGAGGAGTTCTACAAAAGAATTTCAAATGGCATAAACTCAAGAATAAAAGATGGTAATACTGTTATTATTATAAGTAAATCTCATATATATGATAACAGTTATCACATTATGGATTATCCTAAGTTGAATATAGGAATAATGGTTTTTGATGAAGCGCATCTTATTCCTATAAAAAAGGAGAAGGAAAATGAATGAGATTATTGGCGAGATCTTTTGGGGAATTACTGTCACAGGGCTAATTTTTCTGTGGGCGCTATTCCTAACTGATCTCTTTCGAACAGGAAATGGTGATGATAACTAATACCATCACCATTATCGTGGTTTTAGCAGTTGTTCTTGTATCCTTATATATAAGCCTATGGATAATCCTAAAGGATAACCGTTAATGCCTATCTTTACCTATACGTTTACTCGTGAAGAGTTTTATTCGATTACCGTTCAGGCTCCTGATGCTAAAACTGCTCAGGATATGGCTCTAGCTTGGGATATAAACATTGGGATTGAATCCGATAATGGCGATGTCACTTTTTCGGATATAGAGCTTTGTGAAGACCAGAAGACAAAGCCCAAAATTACCCTCAAGAAGCTGAATAAGCTAGTACCAGACTGGAAAGATAATCTTGAACAATATCCTTAGTGAAGTTTTTCACTGGATAGTATTTGTGATTGCATTGACGCCAGTGATTTTGCTGGTGTCTTTGATCTTTGTGGTTGCTTATATGTGGCTAGGAGGAGATCAATGAGTCTCCTTTTAGCAATAGCCATAACGAGCGTGCTAATGTTTGGAGTATGGCTATACTGGAAATTGGTAGTATATATAGAGTATCTAGAGTATTTAGATTTAGAAGAGAGAATTAGTAAAGATGAATAAGAATGAAGAATTTATGAATGTGGCTCATAACGCCTTTGGAGCGCGAACGCGCTTTAATGAAGGCGCTCGACAGGCTCCCTGGATTACACATGCTGCTGCTGCAACTGCTATGAACCCTGATGATGATCTCGTACAAGGGTTTGAAGATGCAGGTATGAACTTTGAGGTTCAAAAGTATCCATTGTATGCCCTGGTCGATGGACAATATATTCCCTTTGTGGACAAAAAGGGTGAACCCAACAAGTTTGGAATTATCCGTCATCCAACGGCTGACGATCCTGAATATCGTCCATTAGGGACAGCTAGCAATAAGTACAATGTCCTTCAAAATCGGATGTTTGCACAAGCCTTTGATGCTCTTCGGACTCAAGCACCTGTCGAGGCATTTGGTAGTCTTGGTAAGGGTGAAGGCACGTTTGCTTTGTTTAAGTCAGCACCATTCGATATCTTTGTGAATGGACAGCAAGACCAGAACGAGTCTTATATTATGGCTTATGATAGCAAGCGGGCTGATGGGTCTACCACGATTGCATGGGTAAGTTTACGTCTGCGCTGTACGAATGCAGTTTCTTATGCACTTAAGAATTCAGAACTTTCTGTGACCCTTAATCACTTTGAGGGAATGGAAGACCGTCTGATTTGGGCAACCTCAGTAATGAAGGATATTGCCAGTTATACTAAGCGTCAGAAGTTTCTATTCGATGTCATGGCTGAGAGTCCTATCGAAGATGAAAAGTTATTTGACCTCGCACAGATCGCGTTCCCTCTCCCCAAGAAACCCCTGCAATTGAAAGATGGTGGGACTATCGTTGAGGGAGTTAACCGTGAACGTGGGATTACTGTCACTACCTCGAAAGAGCTTGACCAAGAGTTCTATGATGCCTGGGGAATTCGATCAGTCGAAACTGCTGGTGAAAATATTATCATGCGTGATGCTGGTAAGATGGACAAATATGAGTCTGATTTCTTAGCAGCACAAGGCAAACAGGAAGCCGTTTTGTATGCCTATAACCATGAATGTAAAGGCCAGGGGATTGACGGTAACTGGTATGGCGCTTATCAAGCAGTGACGGCTGTAACCAATCATATCTCAGGTCGTAACGTGCAGACTAGCGTTCTTATTCCTGGTAAAGACCGGGCTAAGCGCAATCGTGATGCTTATGAGTATATCCTACAAGAGTTAGGATTAGACGACTAATGTATCCTAATTGGGATATACCTTCAATGACAGGATTACCTGATCCTTCAACCTTCTTCTCTGTAGACTCTATAACTAAGGCCATAACTAGAGTGATAGAAAAGATTGGGGAAGAGGCAGATAAGTTTGGGTTAGACTCAAATCTTGTTCGAGGGTATGTTTTCTACAATCCAGGTAAAGAAAGCTATATAACTATAGTTTCTCCATACGATCAGACTGTTATGGAGTATGCTCACGACTACGAGCTTCTTTTAGCAGTATTAGTTGAGCTAGACTTAACTTACCACATCTACGACTATTAAAAACGAAAAGGCCGGGGCGAGAAACCCGGCCTAATCTTAGTCCCATGCTCAAGGAGAGAAATCATGTTAGATGTTACCCCTGTTGAAGAGGTTTGTCAATACTACGACAAGCCTTTAATTCCATATCGAAGGTTTAATGTCATTGAATGCCCTGAGAGTAAAGACTTAACCGTTTTTCGTAGCGAAGGCGGCTGGTCAATGACCTTCCCTCGATCAGAGTATTCGCTTCTGCTCCTAACGGAGCTTGAAGAGTGTTTAAGACAAGTCCGTCTCGAAATCACCGATAGTTTATGATATAATGTTTAATAGTACAACGGTACAAAAAGGAAAAATCTAATGGCGTCAGTAGAAGAATTGACATTGATTGGTCACGTTGGGAATGTCTCGATGGGCCATTCTAAAGCCGGAAATGCATGGGTAAGTTTTGGTGTTGCAATCAGCAAGTGGAATCCAACCACTAATACTGAAAGCACAAAATGGTTTAACTGTAAAGTCTTTGGAGACAAGGCTGCGTCTGTTATTGATAAGAACCTTATCACAAAAGGTCAGTTAATCTATGTGAAGGGAACTGTAGAGTTAGAAGAGTATCAGGCTAAAGATGGCACAACCAAGAATAGCCTCGTTGTATTCTCTTCTTACTATAAGACCTTAAGCCCGCGACCTGAGCAGGCTGTAACTGATCCTGCCGATGACGAGTTCTATGGTAATGCAAAGAGCGCGGCGGATTTGGCATTTGGTGATGGCGAAGAACTACCCTGATCTGGAAAGGGTATGGAAGCTACCTGTTCGAAGTGAATTCGAGCGGGTAGTTCTCCTTGCAATTGCCTTAGAAAAACCCTTCTCAGAAATATGGGGCAAGAAAGGTCTAAGATCCGATATTGTCAATAATCATCTAGAGAACTTCCATAGAGAAGGTCGTTTTCGATTGATCGAAGGAGTCTTGAGTATTGAATTCGATAGATCGAAGTGGATTGACGGTACGAATTGGCATTATCCCGATATAAAAGAAGTCATAGCTTTGAGGAACTTATAATGAACGGAATACAAAAGATTAAGAGTCTTATCCAGCTTAACCATTATGTAGAAGAGCAACACCCTGACTTCAGATGCCCATTCTGCAATCTTCCCTATTGGGATGGAGAAAAAAGATTTGTATCGGGATGTGCATACTGTAAGGGTGACTATAGGATAGCAAAAGATCTTGTAAGTATTTTAGACAATTGGTTAAAGGATGTCGATAAAATATCTATTGAAGATCTGGAGATTGTTTGTGAGTATACGGTCTCATATTATCACTTTGAAACTGCTAGAAGGCTCTCCTATTTAAGAAAAAAATCTGATGCTAACAGCTAAATACTATAAGAATGTACTCCAGGCACTTATGGGATATGCAAATACTTTTGAGTGGACAAAAGACAAACGCTCAATGGATGAAGCCAACTTTATTCTTAACCTAATTACCGAGACCCGCTTTTTTCTTGATGTTAATGCTCCTTTAGATGGATGTTATCTCATAGATATAGTTGCTTTCGAGGACGAGATGCGTTTGGCACTCGATCAGGCGTCTGAGTTTGTCTTGACTATATTCAATGAAGATGCAGCCGACGATAAAAGGACTAGACTAGATGGATACTAAAGATTTAATGGAAGAGCAAGCTAAACAGGCTCTTGATTGCTCAGATAAGGTAGCTGCTTATCTAACTAAGATCAATGAGATCAAGAATTGGGTTCAGTCCGCATGTAATCGGGCTACTGTGAATTACGAATATGCTAACAAGCAATTTCATGACGAGCGCAGAAACCTTCGATATAACGGCGATCAGGATCCAACAGATATACTTGAGCGATATGCAACTGAAGGCCAATTATACAAAAATCAGATGTATGCATATCGAGAGTTACTTAAGATGATCGGTAAAGAGTAAATGGATAACAAATTAGAAATCCTTAAGGGTCTATTAGAAGATATGCTAGTGATTGATCAGTCAAATTTCACTCGTGCTAAAAATCTCTTCGTTGAAGAGATAAAACACAACGTTGAAGATGGCGATCCAGATGATGATGGTAGCCTTGAGGTTTATTCGGCACAGATGTATGCATATCAAACAAAGATAGCTTTTCTCAAGGAAATGCTAAACATAATTAACGAGGAATAGGTGAATACACTTATCATGTTCTCTCAGAGTGATCAGCATATAAGCTGGATAACTGAGGGAACCTTTAACCGTCGAAGTTTGGAGGTTTTACTTGCTCAGGATGGGATTTGGTTCCCGGCAAGTATCCCTGAACTAAACTTAAACTTTCTCGATAAGAAAGAGTATCTAAATGCTTTTGACTTCATATTACTGGACGAGAAAGATGTACTCGTTGTCGATACTAATTTCCAGTGCCTTCCATTGCCCTATAATCTTAGTAACTGGTCATTTATTGATGGCTAGTAGCCGTTATTGGAGAGGTCGCCGTAAGGCTATGCCTCTTTTGATAATTTTAACTGGTAACGCTAATGATGCCGTAGCCTTTACGAATAATGTTCGACAGGCTAAGCGCGATACTGAGTTTGAACACTGCACACCTGACGGGATTCTTTGGGCTTTATGGCAGGCAGAGAACAATGCTCGATATGGGGTTGACACGACAATAATATATTTACAGGATCACGATGAGCACACACTTCGATTGATCGAAAAGTGGGATAAGCATGTGATCGAATTTCATCATTTTACACGAGAATATAATGGGAGCTATAATGACAATGCATGGCAGAATGCCTGGTCTTAAAGGTGAAGAGCTTGGGATCACTAGCTATCAGACAGCTAGTGATTATCTATCGAAGGGCAAAAAGAGTAAATTCTCTCGAAAGCTCCCTGGTAAGGCAACAATGTTGATAAAGGATGGAAGTAGTATTCATGTTGTCTATCATCAAACACCAGTAGTAACCTTTAAGGAAGATGGCGATATTATCCTTCAATCTGATGGGTATATGACTCAGACAACTAAAGAGCGCATGAATAACTATACACCCGAAAGAGTCGGGGTTAGTCAAGCTAAAGGTCTTTGGTTTTTATCAGTTGATAGGAAAGTAGTTATTTATCAGGACGGGATTGTTATTCATCAAGACGGCACGGTTACGGGTGATGCTGATAAGGCTCGTGAGACTGAGGTAAAGAAGATTGTAAAGACAATCACTCAGTATGCAACCGATTTCGCTCAGGCATTGGTTAATGGACAAGTTCTAGAACCGAGTGCGGGCGATTGCTGGTATTGCTTTATGAAAACCGAGGACGGCTTAACTCTTGGAGAGGCTGAGAAAAATAACGATCATATTACCACTCATATCCAAGAAAAGTATTATGTGCCTTCTCTCATGGTAAGAGCCGTCGAGAGATTTGGCGGTAGTCATTATCTAAAGAGCAGTATCGCCTGGATTTGGGAAGGCAATCCGCCTTATCACGGTTCTGAAGATTATATTAAGCGTGAAGTCAAAAGTTTTCTTGTTCGGTATCTTAAGCAGCTATATGGGATTGCAGACTAATGACTGAGATCGAGTATTTGCAGGCTCAAATAGAAATTCTGATCAAGATCTCAAAAGCTACTATTATCTTTGAGGATAGGAGAAAGCAGCTTGCTTCTGCTCAACGCTATAAAGATCTTGCAGAAACCGACATTGAAGAGTTAAAGAATGAACTTCGCGCTCTTCACGAAAGCTATAAGAAGGAAAATGATGAATATCAAGTGGAGTGACGCTAACGAAGCTGCCAAAGAATGCGCGGGCAATTGGCGTAAGTGGCATTCCTTCGCGTCAGGACTAGACTTAACTAATCCTGACAACTGGTTTATCTTCTATACCCACAATAGAGACTCGCGCTTACTTGAACTTTCTAATGCTCAAGTCTGGACAAAGATTGTAGAGAAGTATGAGTATGATATTAAAGAGTATAATGCTTTCCACTTCTTGGTTGGGTGGGTAGAAGGCTATCGAGTGCGCGTTTACCGTGACTATAAGCACACTAAGTTAACACCTGCTTTTATAAAAGTCTGTGAGACCTTTGAGAAACTTGAGAGTTATCCGATTCTTGATGAAGATGTCTACAGTCAATTAGAACTTGAAGCTACTTCAGACAATCTCGAACAGGAACTTAGATGGGTGATTAGCAGGCACGATCTTGACGTTAGTCCCAAAGACCTGGTTGATCAGGCTTATACTTATTTATCTGAACACTATAATGGGTGGGACGACAACATTGATGATCAAGGCGGGTGGCCTAAGACTGAACACTTAGAAGAATTTTTTCGATCAATCGAATTATTGAAGGATGATGATGATGTATGACCATGAGGATTTTCTCATAGAGCTTGACAAGAGGAATGGACAGGATGATGTCTATGGACATAAAGTTCACGACATGGGCTTAAACACAGCCATTCGGGTCAACTTTGTGTATGACTATCATAGCGATCCCCATGAAGATCTGAGGACTTATGAAGAGTACCTGAAAGACTTTGAAAATCCTACTCTAGAGGATATGGATAACTGTGAGAAGTGGGCTGAAGAAGATAAAGACCGTCTACATTCTTATCATCGTGGCGATTGGTGGTACTTTGGGATTGAAGTTGTTCCCTATGTGAACGGGATCAAGCTTGATGGTGATAGCTGCTTTGGGTACAGGAGTGATGACGAGCACTATACTAATGAAGTCGTCCAGGAGATGATAGATGGAGTTATGTCAACTCTACCGAAAGAAATCTATCTTAGGATGACCGATTATCAGCAGAAAGTTATTAACCTGAATGCGGTGCTTTTCTTATATAAGGAGAAGGGAAAATCGGAAGGCCAGATTTCACCAGAGGAGATAAACGCTATTGTTCAGGATGCAAAGGCTATCTCCCCCTCGATAGATTTGAAGGATATGTCTGTCGAGGAATAAAGAGATTACGTTCGATGTGCCGTCTATGCAGGAACTTAGCAGATAAGCCTATGGATAGAGAAAAGCACAATCAAGTGATGAGGGAATGGCGGCGGGCTAATCCTGAAAAGAATGCGATCATCCAAAAACGAGGAGCCTTAAAGAAAGGGCATAAAGATGAACAGAAATAATACCGAGCGTGTGATGACGCTTATGAAGAGAAGTGAAGTTGAACTTGTTTATCCTCATGGGTCTATGCGCTATACAACTACAGGTAAAGGGGATACTTGGCGAGAGGTATTAGTTGTTTGCTATGAGAATCAAGAGGGTTCAGTTTGGCTAGTCTGGAATAAGCAAAATGTAGCCGATGCCCTTAAACGCCTTAAGGACTATAGCAAAGCCTTTGATAAAGCGTATAATAGTTTCTAAGGAGCTATTATGACTACAAACACTACCAGCCAAGAACAAGCCTATATTCTTCAAACTTATGTAAAAGGTGTCTATCCAGGTGCGGCATCAGTAGATGATTACTATGATGCTACTGCCTTAACACCTAAAGTGCCTAGTTCAACGTCAATTGACCGGGCTATGCAGATAATTGTTGAGACTATCCTTTACACTCGATTTAAGGGGTTATATGGATATGGGGATCAACTAACGGCAGCAGAAAAGAAAGAGCTTTATGAGGATGTCAAAGACAACCTGATTGATGTTATCCTGGCTATTCAGACTGTAGAGACAGCTATCGAGGCCGCATGGACAGCACTCCCATAAGCCCTTTTCACGCAGATTGGGTAGAGTGCTGTAAGGTCTTCTATGCCGTCGCGCTTAGGGATGGCTACAATGTAGAGAACTCTCGAAAGATCTTAGTAGAAGATGCTAGAGTATCTGAAGAAGAAGTTCGATTGATCGAATATGCAAACAAAGGACTAAACACTGATGCTAAGTGACATCGAAATCACACGGCTTTGCGCTGAGACCAACTCTTATCCCATGATATCCCCATTCGTAGATAGTCAGGTAAGATTAAGAAATGACAAAGAGATACTTAGCTATGGATTATCATCCTTTGGGTATGATATCCGACTATCTTCCTCTTTTAAGATTCCTGTAGCTTCTCCTGATCTTGTCCTTGACGTTAAACGGCCCGATCAGATCTACTATGACTCTATAGAAGCTCAAGGAATTATCATCCCTGCAAAATCTTGGGTGTTAGGGATGTCTGTCGAGACTTTTTGTATGCCCGATAACGTCATGGGTATCTGTCTAGGTAAAAGCACCTATGCAAGATTAGGTGTCTTTCCGAATGTGACCCCATTAGAGCCTGGCTGGAAGGGTAGACTGACTATCGAGTTAGCCAATCTAGGAACCAACCCGGTCATGGTCTATGCTAATGAAGGTATCTGTCAGATTATCTTTGATAGTGGAGAGTTACCACACTCGACATATGCTGATCGAAAGGGTAAGTACCAGGGTCAAACAGAGGTTACTACAGCGAGGTTATAGATGCGAGAAGGCCATGTACGGCTAGTCGTAGAATTTGAGACTAGCTTTAAGTGGGGCCGTCCTATGCAACCACCAACGGAGATTATCTGCAAAGTAGCGAGATTTGAGAGCCGGGGATCATCTGATATCGCGGCTCTTATCGCCTCCAGAGGACGCCCTAAAACTGAGACTTGGGAAATGGAAGACTTAGATAAGCCTATCGAGATAGTCTACTATATAGCTTATATAGGGAATATCACAAGAGTAGACGGTCTTGTACAGATGACCTATGGAAAACGGCAGAATAAGTATGTGAAAGCACCTATCCCAACCACTCGACAGCAAAGACAGGAAATCTCCAAGATAGCCCGTGAGACTATAGACAAAGAACTTATCAAACGTGGCTATAAAAACTTTAGTCTGATTATTTACAGTGACGAGGACAAAAATGCCTTATCTTGATATTGACCGCAAAGTATATGGTGACGATATCGGGTATGTAGCCTTAGCGATGATGATGCCCGATCCTCTACGCCCTGATGCTCCTTCACCAGATGAATGGATAGCGATGGCTGCTAGAACTTCGATCAATCGAATCTCTAAAGGAGAAGAGTCTGACCGGAAACTGATCGAGCGTTTATGGAAAGATAAACATACTTCCCCCTTCGAACAGGTCTCCTTGACCTTCGAGATGAGACTACCTGTAGTAGCTATCATCCAATTGCTCAGGCACAGGACTTTCAGGTTTAACAGTGAGAGTGGTAGATACCATCAGTTAAAGGACGAGTTCTATCAACCGCAGACCTGGCGGACTCAGCATAAGATAAATAAGCAGATGAGTGGAGAAAATCTTGAACCTGAGATTGGCAATTACTTCTCACAGACACTCGAACAGACGATTAAAGTAGGTAGGTTAAACTATCAACATGCTATCGAGAGAGGAATTAGTCGGGAAATGGCCCGCTTCTTTCTTCCCTACAGCATCCAGTATATGACGATAGTAGTCAACTGCGATCTTCATAACTTTCTCAAGTATGCAACCTTACGCTGTGCCGACGATGCTCAGGAAGAAATCAGGCTACCAAGTCTAGCAATGCTCAGACTTGTAGAGCCTTATATCACGGCAGTATATGGAGCTTGGCAAGACGAGCTTTATGATCGAGGTGATCCCGGCAACGTCCTGGCTAATCTTAGCTTCTATAAAGGCTTAGTCACGGACAATGACGGTCTATAGACTTGACTAAAAAAGAACAGAGTGTTATACTGTTACACATCGGGTCGAAGTTGAGGGTTATCTACTATCAGTAAACCAATATCCCTCCGCAATCCTTATCCGGTTTTTAACATTCGAACAGTGATGTATGCCTGCTAACGCAGGCTTTTATATGTGGGTCGTAGTTAAAGGTTATCTGTTATAGGTTCGAATCCTATGCTCTCCACTACAAGAGAGTAAACTCAACTGGACGAGCAATATTCTTTAGCGACTTTCATCCATAAATCTGCTATTCGACAATAGTCTAACGCGAGTCATGTGCGCGCGCTGAGTCGTTCTATCCACAAAGACGATGAATAGCAGTTTTTTTACAAAGTTTGGGTCGTTGTTTAGAGTTATCAGCCAAAAATTTTAGAAGTAACTCTCCCTGGAGAGCGAAATCGAAATTCCACTTACCTCTAGACGCCTTTTATCCAGACACTTAAGAAAGATCGGGCCGACAGAAAAAGGTTATCTATTTACCAAATGAAGTGGAGCAGGGAAACCTGCCAATATCTTTTTCAACACTTGTCCGATATATGGGGATGTAGCTCAGTGGTAGAGCGCCGGGTCAATTGGCCTGGAGGTCATGGGTTCGAATCCCTTCATCGCCATTTTCCTTCCTTAGTTCAATTGGAAGAACGTCAGGCTGTAAACTTGGCTGTTGGTGGTTCGAGTCCATCAGGAAGGACATGCGAAGTGTTCAAAGTCTTGTACTAACTTGAGGCGAATGACACCTAGCATTGAACAAAAAAGATAGAGCACCTATCTTTCTACCGAGGTGTAGTTTTAAGGGTGCGCTAACGGTGATAGCACCAAAAGTTTTATAAATACTTAAAGGGGGATCTCACCGCCTCCCCCTTTTAATGCTAAATAGCTCAATGGCAGAGCAATCGGCTGTTAACCGATGGGTTGTAGGTTCGAGTCCTACTTTGGCAGCTAAGACGAGCCGTTTTGAATTACGTTATCAATTATCTGATTAGGCGTGGGTTCGAATCCCACAGGGGCATCTCGGTGTCTTTTGGTGTAGTGGAAGCATTAAAACCCGTAATTCTACCTTTTGTTCGTCTTGTTTATATATCGAGGGAGAAGAAACCGATGACACTTGAGCAGATGGAACCAAACGAAAATCTGATTAGCGCTGAAGAGGCGGCTAAAATCCTAAGAAACGTTGACCTGTCTGAGTACAAGAGACTAATCAATCAAGCGATTAGAAAAGCAGATGACATCAATCGTATCCGAGTACCTCTTCAAAACTATCCGACACCTAATGAGATGGCGGCAATAAAAGAATTAGCCCGAAAAGCTGGCTGGTTTTTGAGTCTCAATACCGATCAACATAATGAGCCTCATCAATGGTTTGAGATAACACCTCTTGGTAATAAGATGCTGCAAGAACATTACGGAAAGTAAGCGGGTATAGCTCAACGGTAGAGCTATAGTCTTCCAAACTATTGATCTCAGTTCGAGTCTGAGTATCCGCTCTATGTAGTGGAGTTCCGGTCAAAACCCTAGATATACCGGACATGATCTCCTCAGTAATCACCAAATAACTGAGTCTCATGTAAGAAGTTCCCCCTTATGGTGTTAGGTGATGGAACTAAGCTACAGAAGGTCAAGGGGAGTATGCGCGCTTAACCTCCCCGCATGGGAAGATCGTTCAACGGTCTAGGACGTAGTTCTTATAAAGCTACTATGAGGGTTCGACTCCTTCTCTTCCTACTAGCGTATCCTGTAGACGGGCAGTATACGTGACGACATCCTCCTAAGATCGTGGCCTTTTGGCAAACGCCGAGGCCACTTTCGATCAATCGAAATATGAGGTTCTATGCTTGATAATGATGGGTTTCCAGTCTATAAGGGTATCTTATCCTCTTTACCAGAGTATGTAAGGTTTACTGAACGGGCAGTCTATTGGGTAACATTAACTTCTCCAGGGATCTGTCGAGAGTTTGAAGTCACTGTAGGAGAGCGGCATAACCCTGACGATATTGCCAATAAGCTACAACAGATTGTCTTTCGGTATATAGTAGATGAAGAATATACCTTTGTATTCTTAACTGGAAACTTCAAGTCCGCGCTCAAGGAACTTGAGAATATGATAGAATTATGGAAGGTTGGACGTGAACAATCAGAGGGAACTCGAAAATCGGTCTTTGTGCGAGAAATTACTTACTGATCGAGGATTTACACAGGTAGAGTTTAATCTCCTTTTTAAGCGTGATATTCCTATATGGAGTTTTACGTCTAACGAGGGGCGCGGGTGGGTAGGACGACAGGATCGGGCTAAAGATGCATGGTGGATACAATTGCTTTACCCTCGACAGTCCCTAACATTCATTCAGAACCAAGTAGAAGTTAAAGAGATACTAGAGGATAAGAAAAAATGATCACAATAGTAATTATCTTTGTTGCTGCTGCCCTTGCAGGTGGTGTATGGCGCTTTTTCAATCAGGTAAAGTGGCCTACAGGTGCATGTATGCTGCTTACATTATTCACTTTCGAGATGGTATTGCGGCTTGCTCCTCAAATTATCAAGTAAGATAGTGCGTTTATCACTAACACTGATACTATGGTATATCGCTATTAGCTTTATCATAGCTGCTGTCGAGAATGAAGATGCCCCTTTATTTACTTATATTGGGGTTAGTTGGTTAATAAGCGCGATGTTAATGACTTATATTACATGGATGGCTGACCGAGCGGTAAGGTTGTAGTCTTGAAAACTACCGATGCGATTAAAAGCGCACGGGGGTTCGATCCCCTCGCCATCCTTTATGGAGAGTTGCCCGATTGGTAAGGGGTCTCACTGCTAACGAGTAGCCAGGGGTAAAAGCCTGAGTAGGTTCAATTCCTACACTCTCCGCTTCGACATTTGGTTAGGTGCATCAGGAGCCTAATGTTAGACGTAACGAACAAGGGAAAATCGCGCTGGCGGACTACCGACGAGTAGTAGAAAGTTGTCCTGACTCTGAAAAGGGAGTCTTGTCGAACGTGGTAACGGTTACACGTTAAATACCGTTTATCCAGAAAGGATCAGATGCTACTACTTAACTATCCTTATTTTTCTCAAGAGATTCCTGATGCCAAGAGATATCGGAATGACTGCGGGCCTGCTTGTGTTCGTATGTATTTAGCAGGTAAAGGTATACAAGTCAGCACCACTGATAGCCTTTCACGCCAAACCCGATTGGCAACTAACGATCAGGGATTAACCAACTATGAACTCGTAGCTTTACTCTCTCGATATGGTATTCGATCTTATGTAGATAAGGCGCTTTTATTAGAGAAGACTATCTCTGAGATCGACCATGAGAGACCAGTGATTGCACTTATACATTATGGGTCTATCTCTAAGCGCCAAAATCTCTCAGATAAAAGCGGACACTTTGTACTTGTGGTTGGTTATGAACCTAATGAGTATATAATCGTGAAGGATCCTGACTTTTGGGGATCTAATCTCAATAAGGGTGATAACTTCCATATACCTATACAAGAGTACAAAGCCGGATTAGCCCTTTCACCAGCACCTTTTACGGGTATCTGCTTTAGAGATAATCTTTCTATAGGAGATGCTCATACAGTTGGAGTCGTCAATCTTCGTGAAAGTCCTGCGGGCAAGAGAATAGGACAAATGAATCCTTTCGAAAACTGCACGGTGCTTGATAATGATCGAATACTTGAACCTCTTGGTCTTATCTGGTATCAGTGGGTAAAGATTCAAACAAGTGATGGAATTATCGCTTGGTGTGCAGAGAATTTGCTAATAGAGGGAAAATATGAGAAGCTTTAGAGTAATCGGTTCCGAGTATGCTAAGCAATATAAGAATAGTGAAGACGCATGGGAATTCGCATCTCACAACGATAACGAAGTTATGTCTCTACTTAAAAGTCATCTAATTGAACGCGAAGATGCCGCAACCGAGTTTGGGCTAGGATTCACTGAAAATACAATAAGCATACGAGAGAGACTATCTAATCTTCAGCATGACATCTGGTCACGCTGGATGACCTGGATGTTCAGTAAGGGTACATTTAATTCTGATGGTAGTTGGACAATGCCTGTCGAGAGTGTTGAACGTTGGAAGCGGCAGATGTGGTCACACTATTCAGATTTGCCCGAAAGCGAGCGGGTTAGCGATCAAGAACTTGCTGACGAGATTATAAAGATGCTAAAAACCTATGGGAGTAGGATTGAATGAATACTTATACGGTAATTGTCGAAGTTAAGATGGAAGTCAACGCTGAAGATGAGAAGAGCGCTGAAAAAGTCGTAGACAATATATTTAACAACCACCTTTTAGAGCAGGTTTTACCAGACGGCTATAGCTATGAGACTACAGATCTGCTGGAAAAGAGATCTCTTGCTCAGGTAGCATATGAAGCCTATGTATATTGCGAAGACAAAAAGGCCATGTTACCTCCCTGGAAATCTCTCAACCCCGAAATGAAGTTCACTTGGGGCAAGATTGCAGTAGCAGTTATAGATGCAGCCGAAGATGACGACGAAGACTATTAGCGATAATGATTATCGAGACCTTCTTAATATCCACTTTGGATTTAAGGATGCTCGTAATACCTTTTCTTCGCCTTTTGGGATTGATCCCAAAGTGCTTGGCAAATTCCTTCGTATGGGTTGGATAAGAGATAGTGTAGATAATGGGGTTTATTTAACTCCTGAAGGCTGCGCGGGATTATGGTATTGGTTACAAGGTAAGTTAGACATACCCTCGTAGCTCAACGGATAGAGTATTATTCTTCTAAAATAATTGTTGCAGGTTCGAATCCTGTCGAGGGTACAAAAAATGACGTATAATCTTCCCGACTTACTTAGTATCGCTATATGCGATTTTGATCATAAACTTGACATGGTAAATAGCGATCATAATGGTATCGTTTTTTCATGTGGGGTATGCAGGGAGCTATATTATGCTCGTGGAGTTGTTAGGGACAATAACGGCGCTACTATCCAGTGGGAAAAGCCATTCAATCTCCGAGACACACATCCAGAAGGGGAGTAGGATCATCTGGCATGATCCCTCTCTCTTTGCTCAGACAGGGAGTGGTACTGTCGAAGGTTTTTACCGCGATGGTTCCCTAAAAGTCTCGGTAGGTAAACGGCTAGTGCTAGTTGATAGAAAGGACGTTATTGGTTATGAGTACATTCGATCCGTCGAAAAGATTTCAGAAAGTTATTGAGATTATCAAAGAGCGTCAAAAATCTTATGATGCTCCTGAACGCAACTTTCAACGCATAGCTGATGGTTGGTCAGGTATTCTCAATATAAAGGTGACACCCGAACAGGTCGCGCTTTGCATGTGCTATGTCAAACTCATACGAGAAGCGCATTCACACTCGACAGACAATGTAGATGACCTAATAGGATATAGTATCTGTCTTGCTCAGATTGTGGCTGCAAAAGAGCCTGAAGAGTTAACTTTATCTAAAGATTCTTTTATAGAGAAACTCGAACAATATGAGAATCGAAAAAGCATGGGTTTTCCCTATGTTGAGGAATGGAGACCACCTATATATACAGGAAACTTTTCTTATGCTAGAATAGAAGACTTAGATAAGAATAAGGATACTAAATAATGACCGCTCCAACTGCTCCTCCAGCTACAAGTACGACAATCTCTAGTGTGAACGCCGCCGCCGCGATCAAAGCCGGGACTGCTGCTTCTTACTATCTCTATCAAGACTTGGGACAAGCACCTACAGGTGCAGGTGAGGCAAGTGCAACTGTACTCGCTACCCTTAACCTTAATTTCCCAAGCCTGCCGGAACCCACAGTTAAGTGGCAGACAAGCAAGCCGACACGTATTTATACCTCGGCAGATTATACGTCAGTGATTGTAGCCACTGTAGATAAAGGTACAATCCTTTGGTGTGACCAAACAGGCGTACTCTATAGAGGCCACTTCTTCTACAAGATTATCAGTGGCGCTTACTCAGGTAACTATGTGGATGTGGATGATACTCTCATTGCATACACAAAGGTTACTCCGTAGGGCTAACGCCCTACACTCCGGGCTTGTATCCCAACTTGGCAGAGGAAACTGGCTTAAAACCAGTAAAGTATGGGTTCAAATCCCATCAAGCCTATTGAATCTTAAATGAAAGCGAGACTTACAGATGAAGAAATATCCATCTATCGAGACTGTCTTCAGTCGTGATAAAAGCAATAACTTATTGGCCTTTGGTATTAATCGCCTGCCAGAGACGGAACTTATTAAGCGTTGGCAGATAACCGAGAAGATTGACGGCATGAATATGCGCGTCACGGTTGACTATAAAGGCGTCCTTCATGTTAAGGGACGTGGAGATAATGCTCAGATCCCTAAAGACTTGAATGACCATATTCATAGTATCTTTGAACCCGAAATGCCTAGAATTCGTGCGGATTTCCTTCAGAGCGAAGAAGATTGGGCTATTACCTTCTATGGTGAAGGTTATGGTGGAAGTATTCAGTCGCCTATGGGAATGACCTATTCACAGGAAAAGAAATTTCGCTGCTTCGATATTGCCTTTGGTATCGAAACCAAATGGGTGAGTCCTGACACTTGTACGCAGATTTGCGACTCGCTTCATATCCCAAAAGTCCCTTTTCTTGGATATATCCAAGAAATTCCTAAGACTAAAGATGCTATGCATGAGATTATCCCTTTTTCTATGACTGCAATACTTGATAGTCAGAGTAAAGTAGAAGCTGAAGGAATTGTAGCTAAGACTCAACCCGTTATATATGATCAACATGGCGAGCGGGTAATGTGGAAGCTATGCTTTAGGGAGTTTAAGGATGACGTATAGCACTTTAACTCTTAGTGAAGAAGTCTTAAGAAATGATTACTCATCTCTAGAAAACTGGCAGAATGACGAGTTTCAAACCTGGTTATCTTATTGGCAAGATGATCGCTTTTATATCGTCATTGGCATTAAAGATAAGAAGCCTGTCGAGGTTGTTACTTATTTTGGTAAATACTATGATGGTCAACAGGATGAGATCATAAGAAAATTTACTGCTTTTCGACAGATGAATGATACCATTCAGGATCGGATAGATGGGCATAAGACAGCATTGCTATATGTCGAGGGTAATATCCGTTTTCTTGCCGAGAACCCTGATAGTCAGGGAGTATTCGATCTGTCGAAATGGCACGCGCTTGTTGAGCATCACCGTTTATGTATAGAAGAGCTACAGGAGCTACTAAAATAATGGATGTCTATGAGATGTTAAGTGCTGTCCAATTTGAGCGGGATAGATATCTTGAGGCTTATATCTATTTAGTCAAGAACCTTGATAATCCTTTTGCTATTGCTGAGGCTAAAGCAAACCTAAAGACTTGGACAAGATATACAAAGCTTATGGAGGTAGGTATTAATGTCAGATATCCAGTAGATATACCTGACTTTGTAGCTAAAGATGAATACATCAATCTCAGTGATGAAGAGTTCGAGAAATTCGTAGAATTACGCAGAGATAAATGATCAATCTCTATCAAATCTTTAGCGATCAACCTCCTCGACAGTATCCAACTGCGACGGCTTCAGGTGTCTATCTGATTAAGGCTGACAAATACTATAAGATTGGCTGTTCGAGGGATGTATATACCCGCTTCAATTCGATCTATCGAACTTTACCATTTGAGGCTGTCTTACTCCATCATATACCCTGTTCAGGATATGAGCGGGCAGAGGCGGCTTTACACACTCGATATAAAGATAAGCTTGTTAAAAACGAATGGTTCTTACTGAACGATCAAGATGTAGAAGAAATTAAGGCTCTCAAGAGTCTAAAGGATGATTACTGGCTATGAATATTAAACCTATGGATGTAGTAATTATTGATCAGAAGGCTATCGAGAGTATTCCTGCTTACTATATATCCTTCTATGTTAGCCTTCCTCGACTTTATGATGTAGGGACAGTTTTACGAGTTTATGGTGAGGGCGGGCATATTACCCATGCAATCGTCGGTTTCCGTCCACTTCAGGAGATTGTCTTTTCCATAGAGACTCTTATAAAGGTAGTTGATGAGTAAACCTTAACATGTTGTCTCGTCCTCTTTAGCGGTTTTGATGTAGAATCAAGACTATCGTTTTTCCCTGAAAGGTTAATTACATAATGATCCCCGACACCGAGTTTATCCAAACGGGTAATACACATGGTCTTTCTATCCTCGGATATAAAATAATGTTAGACCGCTATAGTCTCAAGGACTTAACGCGGTCTTTTGTTCCTGGAGATATTGCGATATGCCTTATCAATCCAGATAGCAATCAACGTGAACTTGGAACCGTCACCGATTTCGACGGATCGAATGTTACTTGTACTCTATGGGGTACTAACTTAGAGGAGATTACTCTTCCTATCGAGAGTTGTGACCGTCCGATTGAGTGGTCTCCTGAACATATTTGGCATCGAGTCGCTGCCGGAGCATCTGTCGCTGAGAATTCTCTAGCTCTTATGAGAAAGTATGAAGTAGAGTTCTATAAAATCTTAAAGGATTGGAAGTTCGTGCCTGCGGGTCGCATTATGGCCCAAGTGGGTAGTGGTCAAGTCTTAAGTGCTTACAATTGCTATGTACTTCCTTCTCCAAAAGATAGCCGTCTAGGTATCTTGGAAACTTTAGGTCAGATGACTGAGATTATGTCTAGAGGTGGTGGAGTCGGGATTAATCTGTCTACTCTTCGTCCTCGACAGTCAATTGTCAGAGGAGTAAATGGTAGAAGCTCAGGAGCCGTCTCTTGGGGATCTATCTATAGCAATACAACAGGTCTCATCGAACAAGGCGGGTCACGTCGCGGAGCCTTGATGCTTATCCTAGAAGACTGGCATCCAGACTTAATAGAGTTTATTAACGCCAAGAAAAAGTCAGGCTATTTAACAAATGCAAACATCTCGGTAGGACTTTCTAATGAGTTTATGAAAGCTGTCGAGGAAGATACTATTTGGCACTTTTACTTCCCTGATACTACAGAACCAGACTATGATAACTATTGGGATGGGGATATCGGGAAATGGGTGAGGAGTATGCATAGGATAGTTTCTAGTAAGAGTATGCCTGCGCGAGAGATATGGAACCAGATAACCGAGAGTGCTTGGGCATCTGCCGAACCCGGCATCTGGTTTATAGATAAAGCTAACGAAATGAGTAATTCTTATTACTTTGACCGCTTAATCGCAACCAATCCGTGTGGGGAGCAAAGTTTACCTGGGTGGGGAGTGTGCAACCTCGGAGCCATAAATCTTGCGAAGTTTGTAAAAGATGGAGAAGTTGATTGGGTAGAACTTGAACATACTGTCCGCCTTTCAATCCGATTCCTTGACAATATTATCGACATCAATCCCTACACCCTACAGCAAAACCGCGACCAGCAGCTAAAAGAGCGCCGGATCGGGTTAAATACAATGGGATTAGCTGATATGCTTATCCAATTAGGTATCCGCTATGGGTCGGACGAGAGTATTGAATTCATTGATACTCTTTACCGAGAGATTGCCAATAATGCTTATGATACTAGCACTAAATTAGCAGAAGAAAAGGGTCTGTTTCCAGAGTTCGATCAATCGAAAATCCTCAAGAGTGGCTTCCTACAGCAACATGCTGACCTTAGTAAAAAGGTCAAAAAAGGTCTCCGAAATGTTACCCTGCTAACGCAGGCTCCTAATGGAACTATAGGAACTATGGTAGGAACCTCTACAGGTATCGAACCCTTTTTTGCGTTCGGGTATACCCGCCAATCACGGCTAGGATTGCATCTTGAGCATGTTAAGGTTCTTGATGACTATATCCAGAAGTTTCCAGAAAGCGCGAATTATGCCTTGCCTGATTACTTCGTAACTGCACAGACAATTACCCCTGAAGAGCACGTTAAAGTTCAGGCAGCTATCCAGAAGTGGGTAGACTCAAGTATATCCAAAACCGTTAACCTTCCCTCGACAGCTACAATAGAAGATGTTGCACAGTTGTACATTACCATGTATAATGCAGGATGCAAAGGTGGCACGGTCTATCGTGATCAAAGCCGAAGTGAGCAGGTACTTACGCCTATCATAAAGGAAGATAAGTGTCCTGATTGTGGAGAGATACTCATTATGGCTGAAGGATGTGAGACTTGTACATCTTGTGGATATAGTTTGTGTAAGGTATAGGAACCTAAAATGGCATTAAAGCGTGTGAAGAACGCCGGAGCGACACCGGAAATGCAGGATTATCCTGATGATCAAGCCCCTCCGTCTGAAGAGACTACGATTATCCCTGACAGTCAGGTATTAGTCGATCTTTCAAAACCTGTCGAGGTATTTAATCCGACTGCTCCTGAGAACGTGAGCATGAAGGGTTTAACGCCAGGACGCATGGTGCATTATGTGTCTGGTGGTGCTTATGATCGTGGACAGCATTTGCCTGCGATAATTGTAGAGATTCACAATTCTACAATGGGGGTTGTCTCCCTACAGGCATTCCTGAATAGTTCTCAAGGTATGCGATGGGTTAATCAGATTCGTTATTCGGCAGAACCAGAGCCGGACACCTGGCATTGGATTGAACCCGCATAAGAAAAAAAGGAGAGAAATGTATAAGAGTGGCGAGAGAGTATATGCTCTGGATGAATGTGTAATCTACAGTTCTCCTGAGTGTTCAATTGTCGATGAAGATAATGTAGTTGTCGTTGCTCCCCGTGATGCCGAGCTTGTAGTCATGGCAGACCTTGATCGGGTTTTGCACATAGTTTATGAGACCAAGCGCGGGATTACCGTGATGGGCTATGTAAAGGAGTTTATGACCTATGCCAAACTATGATCATCCTTTGCTTAACCGCATAGTCCGATGGGGAGATAATCACAAGGTAAAGATTACTAACAGCTATTCAAGCAATGAGGGTAAGTATCTTCAGCTTGAATATGTAGAGAAGCCTAAAGATTCTTGGCTATCAAAAGGCGCAATTGTGAGCGTCTATGCAAATAGCCTGAAAATAAAGGCAACTGCGACTGTACAAACGAAGGTTTACTTTGATCAGAACCTCAAAGAAGTCCTTTTCTGGTTAAATCCAGGAGACAAAGTTGAAGTTCGATCAATCGAAAAGATCAACGGTTATTCTTATGCTTGGTGTATGATTGACCATGATAAGGGTAAATGGGCAGGTTACGTTTTTGAGTTTAGTTTAGCTTACTAATCCGTGTGTTCACGGGAAGGAAAATAATAATGACCTACAATAAAGCATTGGGCCTCAACAAGAAGCCCTCGATTGCATCCAACAAGGTTCCTAACAATGGTGGCGGGGAAGCTTTCAAGATTGATGACTGGAAATATCTTGAGCGCTTTTTAATCCTCGGCAGCGAAGGCGGAACCTACTATGTCTCTGAGCAGAAGTTGACTGTAGATGCTGCTAAAGTCGTTTGGCGCTGTTTGAACGAAGATCCTGAACGTACAGTTCGCACAATTGTTGAGATCAGTGATAGTGGTCGTGCTCCTAAGAATGAGCCTGCTATTCTGGCTTTAGCAATCGCATTCTCTCATCCAGGAGCATATTCACGTATTTATGCAGAGAAGGCACTGCCGAAGGTTTGCCGTATTGGGACTCACCTCTTTCACTTTGCAGCCTACATCGACAGTATGCGGGGTTGGGGGCGTGGTCTGCGTCGGGCGGTAGCTAACTGGTATGATCAGAAATCTATCCGTGATGTCGCTTACCAAGTAGTTAAATATCAGTCACGCGATGGCTGGTCACACCGCGATTTGCTGCGGCTCTCACATCCTATTCCCACCTCGACAGAAAGACAAGCTGTCTACCACTGGATAACTAAAGGTGGTATTGATGGGATCTCGGAAGACGCAAAGGTTATCCTGGGCTTTGAGTTTGCTAAGCGCCGGGAATATGCCCATGAAGTCGCTCAACTGGCAACCGAGTATCAGCTTCCTCGTGAAGCTATTCCTACTCAGTTCTTAAACTCTGTCGAGGTACAGAAGGCTTTACTGCCTAATATGGGCTTAACCGCCATTATCCGTAACCTGGGTAATATGAGCAAGTCAGGTTTACTAGGTATGGGTAGTGAAGAGTCGCGCTTTGTGGTGAATACTATCGAGGATGAAAAGAAGATTGAGAAGGCCCGAATTCATCCGATTGCTATCTTAGCCGCTTCTATTACTTACGGGGCAGGACACGGGAACTATGGTCACGGCGAATGGGAAGTTAACCCACGTATAATTGACGCTCTCGAACAGGCTTACTTCTCATCATTCAAGTACGTACAGCCAACAGGTAAGCGTATTCTGATGGGACTTGATGTCTCTGGCTCTATGGGAGCGGGTGAGATTGCCGGAATTCCAGGGTTTACGCCTGCACAGGGTACTGCCTGTATGAGTATGGTCACGGCTCGTGTAGAGAAAGACTATAATATTGTCGGCTTTTCAAAGCAAGTTGTTCAGCTTAGGATTGGTCGGGGAGACTCACTACAGCAGGCGATGGCAAAAGTCCAGATGAGTAACTTTGGCAGCACCAATTGTGCGGCGGCAATCGAGTTTGCCCTTCGAACAGGGGGACTGTATGACGCCTTCATTATCTATACGGATAATGAGACCAATTCGGGAACGGCTCCTGAAGTTGCTCTGGCTAACTACCGTAAGAAGACGGGTATCAATGCGAAGTTGATCGTAGTCGGAATGACAAGTACAGGGTTTAGTATTGGGGATCCCAAAGATTTGGGTACGCTCAATATTGTAGGGTTCGATACGAATACTCCTGCACTGATCAGCGAGTTCTTAAAGTAATTAGAGGGGGAAGCCTGCGCTTCCCTTTTTATTGGAGAGAAAATGACCACAAGCGTTGATTTTGATGTTAAGACAATCTATGAGTATTCAATCATTACCAATGAAGAACGGAGTAAGGTTGAAAAACTTATGGATAAGATAAAAGGACTTTGGGGCGTAGATAATCTACAGTGCAGTTTTTCCCAAATCTCGCCTGAAGAGGCTGAATTTGAGATTTCCTTCGAATCAATAATTCCAGTAGGCGGAGACATTGGGATAATCAAGAAAGAGCTAGGAATCGAATAATGCAGTATATATATATAGAATTCTCAAATGGCGAACTTTACAGGTTAAACCCATTCGTAGTCGCCAGTGATCGGGCAAAATACTACTCCAACCAAGATAAATTTACTGAGGCAGGTAAGCGTCAAGCTTATGAAGAAGAACTTGAAGAAGCCCTGCGCGAGAAAGACTATCTTACTGATTGGCTAGGCAATAACATGAATTGGGAAGATATTGAAGAGTACGTGGTTAAGATTGAGCGTACTCAGAAACCGTTTGTCTACCAACTCGGTCAGGCTAATCTTTCAGTCAAGGACGAGGAAGATGTTAAGTAAACTTGTAGGGTTTATCTTCGAAGTCAACATTGATCCCTATCTAATCGGAATGACTGAAGAGCAAATAGAAGAATTTGCTAATGCTGTCTATCGAATACCCGAAATCAGATATATAGAGATGACTCCTCTTGGAAATCACCGACTAGATATTCGAGCTTATTACTATGACTTACAAGGGGAAGCACAGGGTTTAATGTCTATAGAGGACACATCAAGTTGGCTATGGGAGTCACTCTCCAGTATCAGAGAGACTATTCTCCCAAGTCAATCACCTGACCCTCTATCGGTGGCTCAGGAATAGCTTCCGTCTGATAAATATTAATCGTCGTATTCTGAGCCTTACTCAGACTATCGAGTAAGGTTTGCATCGGATTAAAGTTATGTCCCTGCCGCGCATAGTTCCGTTCTTCACTGTCATCCTTAGAGACTTCCTGAGAAGGAACTACAAAGGCTTCATACAAGAACTGAGCAGCAGCAGTAGCATCTTTATCAAGACCATGTAGAGCTATTCGAGCCTGACGTTCAACGATTGCGGGCCACTTATCAAAGATCACATTGGAGGCATTACGGACTCCGACCATCAAACGGCCTGTCACCATCCTTTGTGCCTTTGCTAACAATCGTTGCCAATGCTCATCATAGACTAATCGACGTGATAGTCCGATTTGTTCGCAGGCAGCAGTAATACTTAATCCCTGACTAATCAGGATAGTTAAGCGCATAGCCTGGATAAAGTCTCCAAATTCTTTAGGGGAGATATCCAGGCTAATCATTAATTCCTCGGAAGGAATGTCTTCTGCGAGATCAGGTTGAACAATGACCGCAGGCAAGCGCGGCATATAGTCGGGTCTAGGCATCAGAAGCAATCAACCTTATAGGAGGAAGACTTGGCTTTGGGGAAAGCATCCAATTATTGACGAACTCAATAATCTTGGCATTATCCTCATTGAAGGTAGGTTCAATAGCAACCACACAGGTTTCCTTAGAGGTTGGATAGACCCGACCAACGATCACATCCATAGAGACGACTACGAGGTGGTCTCCAGAGAGTTCCATTGCTAAGTGTTTAAGATAATCTTTTTTAATCATTTTGTTCTCCTGACTAGATTATACCACATTTGTAATCTATGATATAATGTGTGTAAGTGTTAAACAGAAAGTTTTAGGTATGACGAAAGTTGAATGGGAGAAGGCGTTATTCAATGCCTGCAAGATAAGGGACTGGCTAAAAGCGATATGGCCTGCTTATCTGATCAACGATGATCGAGTAAGGATAACTGAGAGTAGTGCTAATTGGAAGAGTGAAGGGAAGATGCGGGCAAGTTCGGCTTTTGATTGTGCGAAAAAGCACGCTGCCGAGAGATTAAATCTTCCTGAGTCTGAGAAAGAACCTATTCCGGTTACTCTGGCAATCAAGTTTGATGATGGGATGCGACGTGGCGAGAGCGTTGCTGAGGCGATTGAATGGGGAGTAAGGAAAGAGAATGATCGGTATCTGCACTTTAAGATGCCTTTCAAGTGGGAAGCGGCCTTTGAAGATAGGCAGAATGCAGAGGAGTTCGATTTTGCGGGTACTCCTGATATTGTCCTTCGTAGAGTCTTCGAGAATAAGGATACGGAAACTTATCCTGTTGAGGTAAAGAGGACAGGAGTAATGAGAAATGGCGGTGTGTCTTGGACGCAGATGCTCCAGACTATTGTCTATATGAACCTTCTTCACTCCTCGTTTGGATTTATCTACACAACCTATCCATTAAACGACACCGATCCCGATCAGGTTACTCACAAAGTCTGGATAGTAGCAGAGACTTTCGAGGAAGATGGTTGGTGGTTGATAGATGAGAAGAATAAGCCTATACAGGTAGCTGGTGATGATTTTCCAACGACCTGGAATGGCACGGTCTATTATCCGCGCGGTGATTTTAATGAACTCGTACAGGAGCATAAGGATTGGTATCAGAAACTTAAAGACGATCCTGAAGCTGTTCGACGTGTAAATGGGCCTGCCAAGAAGGGTATCCCGACAGACTGGAGATGTGGAAAGACTGTACTCCCTGAATACTATAAGAGAAAGAGTGGACAGTATGAAAAGGGAGACTTAAAGCCACATACAGGTACGATATACGTTAGATGTCCCTTGTTTAAGTATTGCTATGAGGAAGAACTTAGAAGGGCGGGTTTCGATCCGTCGAATATCCCGAACGTATTGAACTTAGAAGGCGATAAAATTAAACATGAGACTACATAGTTATGATCTAGCTACTTTGTATGTATGCGTCACTCATAATTGGAGTGAGTGGGAACGTGTCCGGCAAGAAGGGATCCCACAGGCATCAATCCCCTCGGCAGTAAATCCAATCACTATCACAATGCTATGGGGTAATCAAAACCCTGAAGACTCCCTACTCAACAAGTTCATCATAGAGAATAAGCTAGGGACTGTTCGAGAGTTTTCTACCCAGGTATATAGGATAGCTGAAAGACTAGCCCGCGCAGGTCTGGTCTATCTAAGAGGTAATCCTTTATCCTCAGCAGAAAGAAGTTTTATACCTACTGAAGAAGGAATTAACTTCGTGATAGAGCTTATGAGTCTAGAGGTTAGTGATTGGCCTTATTCTATCGAGGTTGTAAACGGGGTTCCTGATTGGGAGAGCGTTAATGAGTAATGAGCGAGTCAACCAGGGTCAATGCTATAGAACCTTATCCTTATGGGGATGGGCAACTAAGAATGAGGATGTAGTCATTTGCTTAAGGTGTCATTCAAAGGTTCACCCGAAAGCAACTGGAATTGCCGATTACTTTGCTGCTATCAACACGCCTAACGGCGCAGTTGCCACGATGGTAGAGATGAAGGGCGGAGAAAATGATTTCCGATGGAAGGAACTCCGTGACGAACAGATTGTCTTCCTCGAACAGTGGGAAGCGAAGACCAATGGGACTGCTTGGATTTTCCTAGTAATGGGAACTGAGCGAGTCAACTCTACTAACCCTACCTATCGACGGAGAACATGGCTAATTCCTTTCAGAGAGTTTATAGCTCTAAGAGATCAAGCCCGCGAACGAACGGGTGTAGACTATCTTCCGCTTAATCAGGAGATTGCATCTGCTCCTCGAAAGCAGACGAAGGATATAACTGTTAATGCAATCAGTTATCTGGCAGAGTATGAACTTAACTGGTTTGGCGATGAAACCTGGATGCCCAAAATCGAGCATCCTTTCGTGGAAAAATATAACTTAGGAGAATTACATGACGAACTTAATCGAATCAAACAGCCCGAACTATTTGAGACGAGTTGAACGGGTAAAAGGCAAATTCCTCGAACAAGGGAAGTCCAATGCCGAAGCCGATCACCTGGCAACAATAGAACTTGCTAAAGAAGTAAAGACCTCGACATTTGCCTTACGTGCCCAAATCGTCACCGTCTATATAGAGGAAACTTATCGAGAGTTAAGACTTCCTTTTCAGAATGACCCTAATGAAAAGATAGTGTTCGATGATTTCGCGGCTTGGTTTTCCTACATCTGTGAGGAAACCGAACTTCCTGCATCTACACAATCAAGTCTAAAGAACTTCATGGTCAGACTAGTTGATCCTGTGAATAAAGGACTTCTTACACACTCAGTAGATGATCTCTTAGCTTTACCTGAAGGGAATATGCAGCGTGCAGCACAGGCGGCAGGCGCGATTATGCGCGATGCTCCTTTAAGTGAGGCTCTTCCTAAGCTAGATGACCTTATCGAACAGGCAGGTAGTCTTAGCCGCGTGGAGTTTGAGGACTATTTACACGAGGAAGGCCATACAAACACTCGACAGTTACCTATCGACATTAAAAGGGTGTTACTTGAAGATGGAACCTATCTCTATTTTATTCATCCTATGAATGAAAAAGAAGACGCTTTTATTCGTCTCGGACTTGATAAGCGAGTTTCTTATCATAGTGTTGAGCTATATGATGTTACCTATGAACTTCAGGGATTACAAAAGCCAACTATGGATGAGGATGGAGTTATTCAACACGATCTACCAATATTGGTAGATTTAGTGGATACGAAGACGCGGTACGAATGAACCTTCTAGACCTCATTGCACCAGAGGTCAATCTCAAGAAGACTTCAGATAGCTACAAGGGCGGGCAATGGTCTGGCCCTTGTCCTTTCTGTGGTGGGACTGATCGCTTTCAGGTGTGGCCTTATGCAGAAGTACCTGGCTGGTGGTGTCGGGTCTGTGGTGAGAACGGCAATGATGTTATCTATATAATGAAGACTCATAATATGTCTTCTCTAGAAGCTAAAGAGTTCTTAGGGAAAGCTATCGAGAGAAGAATAGCCCGAACTCGTCCACCAGAGTTACCAGTACCAAAGTTAGAGGATCTTATACGTCCTAATATAGACATGGAAGAGTTTGAAAGGTCAACAAATGAACAAGCAAAAGAACGAGCAGCCGAATACTACGTACCTCTCGGTATTTCTAAACATTCAATCTATAAGTGGGACATTGGTTATCGAGAAAACGGACTCTGGTCAGGTTATCTCATACCATACTATATTAGAGATGGGGAAGGAAAAAGTCACCTTACAGGGGCAAGTATACGAAGGGATGACAGTCGAGCCTTTGACCCGCGAATGGTCAAATATATTAGTTGGAGAGGCTCTCGGAAACCCGGCTTTTTTGGTCAACCACTCACCTCATTACCAGCTATGGAAAGAATTGGCCCATACTGTGAGAGCCTTTTTATCGTAGAGTCCGAAAAGGATGTAATCGTACTTGATCAGGCTGGCTACAATGCCGTCGCTTTTAAGGGCGGTAAGGATTGGCTCTATCATATAGATAAGTGCTTAAAGAACGTGATGATACCTATCATTATTCAAGATAACGATGATGGCCCTGGAGAAGAGATCGCACAACGATTATTTAAGGCTATTAAAAGACGAGATGATAGAAGAGCCTGTTTGATCACCAAGACACCTAAATATAAACAAGTATCCGACTTAGTAGCTGCCGAAGGTGAAGAGGCTTTGCACGAATTTATCCGAGATAATTTTCGATGGATCGAACCTAATGCCGAAATTCAAAATCCCTAAACAGAATATGACCATGAAGCTCGATGAGAGCCTAAGAGAACAATCTCAGGTTGATCTTCCCACTATACTTGAAAGTGTAATTATTCACTATATGGGAAAACGGCCTTCAACCCTCGACAGACAGAAATTAAAAGCAGGTGTCATTCTAAGTGGTAAGACCTATCTATCTCCACATGAACTTATGGAGACAGAACCTAACTTTAAGGGTTATGTCGAGGATTGTTGTTCTTATGCTAAGCAGCAAAAATGGTCAATCTCACGGTTAATCAACCGTATTCGTATGTACTCCATGCCCATCTATGGCTGGTTAAATTATCGTCCAGGGATCCGAGAGGATACGCCTGTAGTAGAGGACTCTAATAGTCCACTGGATCTAAGTTGAGAAAAGAAATCACTATTTTTTATAGTTGCCTTGTAAGTTTACTAATAACCTTTTTAGTTCTAACTAATGTCCTTCACGAAAGCGTGGCTGATGCTACCAGTGTTATTTGTCTAATCCTAATGTTTAGCGTCTTTGGATGGTATCTTATGAAGGTATTTAAGGAATGACATCAATTAAAGACCTTGATGCTGAGAGCGCTGTCACTCACGAAGTTCTCTATGTGGGTAGCTTTATCCAGTTTCCTGACATTAAAAAGGATAAAGACTTCTATACTCATCGAACAGTGACTAGCCTGAAACCTTCAGATATGACTGATAAATTTACAAAGGCAATCTTTGAGGCTGTCCAGATAGCCGATTGGGAGAAGGTTCCTAAGTATCCAAATGAACTCGCCAATATCATGCTTAGGAATGGTATTGTTACCCCTTCTCAGATGAGTACAGACTCAGAGAATATTGCCTATAACCAGTTAGTTAATGACCTGATTGCGATAGGCAAGCGTGGCGCGGCGTACTTTGCGGAATTTATCAAGCGTGAACGGGCTATGGAGTCAATCTGGCGTACTCAAACCCTCGAAAGACTTCCCTTCTTACTGCAAGCTATGACAGGTAAAACTGCTAAAAAGAGTGAGAAAGAAATCATCGCTTTTACTCGTGAATACCTGGATAACTTAGACAACAAGACTCATACTCAAGAAGTGACTGCCGAGTGGGAAGAGCAGGAGAAAGCCTTCAAGGATATTGTCATTGAAAAGCGATCAGAAGTCGGACGGCCTTTGAAAACCTTTCCTAATCATTGGGGATTAAGACCGTTTATTCCTCGGATAAAACCAGGCTGGATGATTGTCATCTCTGGAGCTACTGGTGATGGTAAGAGCGCATTAGCTATGCAGTATGCCGAGTGGCAAGCAGTCTCAGGCCGTAAGGTGTTGGTTATTCACATGGAAGATAACCTAGAAACTATTCTCCTTCGACAGTGTACACGCTGGATACCAGACACCACTCTAGAAGAATTAGAGCGTGGTGATCCCAAAGAGAAGATGGCGCAGATGGCCCAAATGCGAGCGTCCTGGCAAGCACATGGCGGTGAGATCATCTATAAATATCTAGCAGGCCATACTGTTCAGGATATGATTAACCAGATCAATGAAGTTGCAGCCAGTTTTCAGATGCAAGGTAAGCACCTAGACGATGTAGTCATTGACTACTATCAGAAGGCCGACTTTGAGACCTTAGCAGGCCAGGGCAATCTTTCATATGTGAATGTTGCCACTAAAGGCGCTGAGGACTTGAAGATTACTACCGAGAAGTGGAATTGCAATACCTTGATTGTTAGTCAGGTAACTCCTGACGAAAAGGGCGGATTTCATACAGCTTGGGCAAGAGCACTCGAACAGAAGCCTCAGATCTATATCCAAGTCAATCGAGAGGTAGTTAAGGATCTCAACAGTAGAGATATTGTCAATCTTGATAATCGGCAAGTAGTCTTAGCTGATGTTGGAGATAGAAGTGTCTGGATACAATTCCAGATAAAGAAAGTCAATCAAGGTAGGACTGGTCGAGTATGGGCTATCTTTGAAGGCCCACGTTTTCGCGCGATTACACCTGAGTTTAAGACTAAGATAGACATGAACCCTTTAGAGGAATTTAGAATTCCTATACTGGAAGCTGCCGATGACAAGTTCTTTGTACGTCAGGCAGATATGATTAGAGCCTATAACCTTGCTTATAAGTTACCTAACCCTGAGAATAGAAGAAAACAGCAAAAAGAAGAAAATAACGCCCGCTATCAACGCGGGGGAGAAGAATTACCATGATTAGATTTTCACATGAAGAACACCTTAAGGCCGTAGCCGAACTCAAGACTTTGCTTGGGCGTAAAGAAAAGCCTATTATCTATATGATTGAGCGATCAGTCAGTCGTCAGCAGACTATTCGAGTAGTTACCTGTTATATACCTATGCGAAAGCACGAAGGCAACGGGATTTATATGAATAACATCAATCATCTTATCTTCTTATTGGGGATAGGAAATGTACGGGAAGACTATCGAAGAGAAGGTCTTAAGATAAGTGGTGGAGGTTTCAATGTTTATGAAGATCTTGTGCAGAATATTAGTCGGATGTGCTTTAGCGCGGAAGACTTGCTCACTTATCAAATTTTATAATACCCCTTAATGTGGTATAATTACACAGGAGAGAACAATGAATCTTACTAAACTTCAGTCTCTTGTGGCTGGAGAATTAGACCTTTATAGTGAGCGCAATGACATTGCTGATACCCCATTATCTGAACTTCCTGATCGATCTCGTGTACAGATTACCAAGATGATCTATACACAGTTTTCGGTCTTAGGAATTAATTTAGATGATACCCAACGCAAAGAGTTCCTGGGATTAGTTTTCAACCAGGATATACATAGCGCGAACGATATGACCTTTGGTCAAGCCTATATATGGTCTAAATGTGCAAACGTATTAAGTACAGATCTTAAGGAATTAGCAGACAAAAAATATGGTCACAAAAACCGAAGACATTCTCAATAATCTTCAGCCAAAAGTTGAAGCCTTCTTGGAAAAAGAGATGGCTGCAACTGCACATCCACATCTAAGTGAACGTATGATGATGTGTACATGGCTTTTTGCACGCGCCCTTTTTCTAAGGTTATATAAGGACTCGACCAATGTAGACTTTGAAGAGTTTACACATCTTGTTCGGGTCAGCCTGATTACAGGGATGAACATGTACATTGGCGAACAGAATGGGGAATTCGATGTCCCGACAGACGACGAGAGCAAACCTAACTAGAAAGATCTGTAGCCACTTTAAGCTCATGGGGCCTTTTTGTGGGCTATGTGGTCAGCCTCAAACATCCTCGACAGGACTAGATTTACACGAGATATATAATAGGGGCAGGATAGCAAACACAGACCTTGTAGATTTGTTACCTGTCCCTCTTCATGCTCTTCTCTGTCGAAGGTGCAATACCAATCTAGGCCGGATAAAAGCTGATAGCAAAGAAGGCCGTAAAACTCTCTTAATTCGATCAATCGAATTATGGGGTTTCGATGAGGTTAAAGCAGCTATCGCTGCATACAATGAGATGGCTAATCAACCAATTTATTTAGAGGAATGGGAAGAGATATTAAATGATGAACAGTAAAACCAAACTTGCAGTCCCTCAAGTTGAATGGGATAACGGCTATAACGATATTTATCTTCGTATGCTATTAAAGGGTAGGGAGAAGTCAGGAAAGACCTATACGGCTCTCCAGATTGCTCAGGCTCTTTCAGGTGAAGAAGATATCCTGCCAGTAATCGACACCGAAAACCGCTCATCACTCAAGTATAAGCGTGACTTTCCTCAGATGGCAGTAATCAACTTGGGTAATTATTCAGCCAAGAACTATATTGATGCTATCTGGTTGGCTGTCGAGGCAAATGCAAAGGTAATTATTATTGACGGCTTATCACCTGAATGGGATGGTGAAGGTGGCCTGCTCGATCAGGTAAATATTGCTCAAGAGAGTGATAAGAGTTTGAATGTCTGGAAGAAACCAAAGGAACTTCATAGGCAGCTTATCAAGACTATCCAGACAGTTCCGGCTCATGTGATCTGCACTGTCCGTACAAAGACGAAAGTAGTTCCTGAGCGCGACAAGATGACAGGTAAGACTGATATCAAGAAGTATCCTGGCTCTGTCATTCAGGATGGACAGTTAGGATTTGAGTTTGATATTGTCGCCGTCATGTCGAATGGGATGTTGAAGATCGAAGGTTCGCGGGCTTATACGCTTCCGGAAGGCGAAATCTTTGATAAGAAGGGCAATGAAGTTGCTCTTAAAGTTAAAGAGTGGCTAAATGGCTAAAGACAAAACCTTTGATGAGACTTGGGGTGAGGATGGCTACAATGTAGCTATCCCCGCCTATAAATACAAGCGTATACTTGAAACCCTCGATAGTGGCTCCCTCACTATTAATCTAATCTCAGGATTAGGTGGGTTTCCTCAACACTGCGTTAACCGCATTCTCGGACAAGAGGCGGTAGGTAAGTCGTCACTGATGTATAGAGTTGCTAAAGACGCTCTTAGGAAAGGAAAGTCGGTTCTTTATATAGATACCGAGAGCGCCTTCGATACTGAGCGGGCCGTAGATGCAGGAATTGATCTCTCCGCCGCAGGTAACAACTTCGAGGTAGCAGAGTATCGAACTTCTCTTATTAAGAATAGTCCTCGAATGACTTTAGAGAAGATTGCAATTATGACAGGTAAGTTCTTGAATGACTCCTCTAAATGCCCGACAGGTGGGGTTGTCATCTTTGATAGTTTGGACAATGCGATGACCGAGTCTCGTATTCAAGGTGACGTTGAAGATCGACATATAGCGGATACTGCACGAGTATTAAGTGCATGGTTGCCGGAACTTGTCGCGGATCTACGTATGACGCACTCGACATTCTTCTTTATCCAACAAGCAAGAGCCGTGATTGATCCCCGTGCGCGTAAGAAGATTCACTATGGTGGCGGGCATTCTCTTATGCACAACTCTCAGTTTACCCTGGAGCTTATCAATATAGGTCAACTAGAAGCTGGTGACGAGATTGTAGGTAAGAAGATTAAAGCTGTTATCTCCAAGAATAAATGGGGACTCAATTGGGTATCTGGTGAGTATGGACTTCGCTCAGATGTCGGGCCTGATCGAGTAGGAGAAATTATTGATTGGGCTTTAGAGGCTAAGGTAATTACCCGCAAAGGTGCGTGGTATTACTATGTCAACAGGCAATGGAATGGACGCGAAGCTCTCCGTAATTACTTATTAGATAACCTGCTTGAAGCCAGTCTAATTGAAGTTGCTATCCTAGAAGCGTTCAAGGCTAAGGAGATAGATATTAAGGTTCAATCAGAGGAAGAGATCAATAAGGAGATTGAGGGAGATGTACTTCCCGATGAGAACTTGGCTTGAAGGCGAACTTTACGGCTATTATCACGGGTTAACATTTATTCGTTATAAGCCTTCGGAAGTAAATACCTGGAAATCGGACTTGAAAGACTTACTCTCTAGTGAACAACTAGAGAGAAAGGCTTATTATTGGGTTTTCAGAAAACATGGAATTACCAAAGAGATTTGGACTCAATATGGACACTTAGAACACTACATAAGGATATACAATGCCGAAGATATTTCTGCTTGATCTTCCCTGGGAGTTTAAGGTTCATAGCGAAAAAGGTAAGGGAAGGTCAGCAGAGCATCACTATAAGACAATTACTCCTAAGATAATGATGGATTGGAAGTCCTTATGGGATCCCTTTCGAGAGGATGAAAGCGCGGTTTGTCTTTGGACAACTCCCCCTCAGTTTGACTTTACTATGAAGTTGGCTACCCATTGGGGCTTACAATATAAGACCCGGTTATGCACCTGGATAAAGTTAAATAAGCGCTATAAGCAATCTCTTAGGAAGACTATGGGTTCTACTCTAATGCCACCTCTCGATGAAGAGATGGATAACATTATGGAGAAGCTCGTTAAGACTGGTATGGGATATTATACTCGTGCGAATGTCGAGGATGTTTGGCTTTTTACTTTTCCTAAGAAGAAGAATGTCCTGCGAGTTCGGAGAGATGTCCGTTCATGGATACTCTCTCCTATAGGTGAACATAGTGAGAAACCTGATCGGGCTAATGCAAATATCGAGAGATTATTTGGTAGACCAAAAGTAGAGTTCTTCGAGATGTTTGCTAGACGACAGTATAAGGACTGGCAGTGTTCAGGCTATGAACTTGATGGCCTGGAATTTAGCGATGCTATGGTAAGGTTAGCTAAAGGGGAACGATGGACTCCTGAAGAGGGTCGTCAGTTTCCAGAAAGCGTACTCAATGAAAGATCTACGAGCAGCACAAGCGGTACTGACTATACTATCCAACTCTCGAACAGGTTTGGAGAAGACCGAAACCTTGCGGAAAGTCTGTCTTGAAGTTTGCAAAGATAGTCTCCTGCGTGATGAGATCATGTTAGGACTTCGCAGACTTCGATTGATCGAAAGTGTAGGCGGATTTGGTCGGGCAAGAGAATACCGAATAACCAATCATGGGATCGACTTATTGATATCGTACAATTTTTCGCATGGAGAAATTAAATAATGCTTAGGTGGGAATTTTGTGCGAAGTCAAATCCTCCTGAATGGAAACTAAAAAACGCAAAGCTTGACGTTTATGTCTCTTATAGTCACTATGAAATGAGTTATGGATGGTCAGTTATCTATAAAGGTAAACTTATTAGCGTAGGATATTCATCCACTCTCGAACAGGCTCAGACAACATCTAAAAGGTCTTATATAAGACTATTTAAGAAAACCCTTGACATTGATCCATAGATCATCTATAGTTAATCTATGGATCACATAACTTGATCTATGGATAATCCATAGATCGTTAGTCTGATCCATAGTTAATCCATAGATCAGGAGAGAAGTGAATGGCGAAGAAGCAACAACCCGAAAGGTTACTTTCACTAGATGAAGGCAATTGGGGTGTTAAGGGTGTAGCTGATGGGGGAGTGCAGTTTGTCTTTCCTTCGATATTTGGAGTGAAGTCAGATGCAGTTACTCAGGATACACCAGACTGGAATGATGCTATCTTCTTTGAAGGCGACTGGCTTATCTTTGGAGATAAGATAGATATCTTCTCGAAGCCAAAATCGGCAAAGTCTCACATGACAATGAGCCGATATGGTGGAGATAAATATCGAAAGCTATTTGCCTATAGTCTATTCCGTGCTTTTGGGGCATGGGACTCAATGAAGGATAAGCCAGTTTATGATAATCCTATCGAGGTAGTAATAGCCTTAAGCCTGCCAGCGACGGTTTATGCTGATCGTAAAGAGCAAGACCGAATCAAGCAGGCATTACTCGGAACTTATTATGTGTCCGCAATCAATGGATATACCTTTGAGTTCAGGGTAGTGAGTGAGATTGTAGAGAATAGTAAGGGTGAGCCAATGGATAGAAGGTTCAAATTCTATCCTGAAGGTCTCGGTACTTTCGTTCAATGGCTAACAGGCAGGAATACAACTGCGCCTGGACAGATAGTAACAAGCGGGATCACGGCTGTTGTAGACATCGGGATGCTTACCCTCGACATCACTCTCTATCAAGGCCCAAGACTAATAGGAACTAGTTATACGAGTTCCGATCTTGGTGGTAAGAGGATTATCAATGAGATAGCGAAGGCGTTTAGTGCAGGTATTAATACCTTCGATATTAATAATACACTAAATTGTGATACAAT